TGATGAATATATTACGGCGTAAGCCTTTAAGGAAAAGAAAAAAATAACCCATCTAACCGCGGCAGCCGGCTTTGAGGATCTCTTAATTGCCAATCTTACACTCCCCGAATCGAGCTTCGCGCATTCCATTTTATTTTTATTAAATTTTATTATATAATATATATATAAAATGAAGTGATAAATAAAAGGAGAGAAAAATTATGACACCATTTGAAGCTTTGACTCAGGAAGAACAGGAAAAAATTACTGACTATATTGCAGAATATGGAGATGAATATCGTAGTCCTAAAAACTCAGTTCCTCTTTCCCACATTCTGCGTTTCTGGGACTCTGCTAAATCGGATCTCTTTTCTCTCTTCGGCGACCAGCTGATCCTCAAATACCCCATCACATATGCGCAGCCCGAAGAGGACATTATTCAGGAATGCATTGAGGATCCGGAACTTGGTACTCTTCTTAGTGGGCTTAAAACTGCTTTTTACATTTTTGACTCCACAACAGATCAATATGAATATAGTTCTCTTTTTTATCTTAATAGGCTTATTCCTCCGAAGAGCAGCTCTGCCAATGATCTTCCTTATTATGTGAGATATAATGGTAAAGAATACAAAGTCTCCCCTAACACTAAATCTATTCGCACTTTGGGAAAAATGGCGAGAGACACCAAAGATCCCGGCATCCTTGATCTTTATGAGAAACTAAGAATTGTTCTTTCACAGCACACTAATCAGAAAGAGCTGCATGGCAATCTCTGTCTTTCTATCCATCCTCTTGATTATATGACCATGAGTGACAATGATAGTGGCTGGGACTCTTGTATGTCTTGGGTGAATCAGGGAGATTACAGAGCCGGCACAGTAGAAATGATGAATAGTCCCTATGTGGTGGTAGCTTACGTAGAATCAGAGCATAAACAGACTACTTTTGCGGGCTCCATTACTTGGAATAACAAAAAATGGAGAGAACTTTTCCTTGTGACGCCCAATCTCATCACCGAAATCAAACCTTATCCCTATGATAATGAGTTCTTTACAAAGGAAACTCTGCGGCGGCTCAGTGCATTGCAGCCGGAAGCCAGCTTTTCTGACGCCTTTAAGATGCCCGTCCGCAAAACTTTCATTCACAAAGATAAAGAGCTTGTTTTCAGACCTCAGGCTACTTATATGTATAATGACTTTGGCCTCACTACATCGAATAAACATTGGGCAATTATCAATGAGGACAACCTCGATTCTTGGCAGACTCACATTAATTATAGTGGAGCCATGAATTGCATGAGTTGCGGAGAGGAAATTGAATACAATACTGATTATTCCAATGAAGTTTTTTGCGCTCCTTGCCTTGGAGAGACTACTTTTGTATGCGATTGCTGCGGAAGAACGGTGAGAAATAGTAACGAAACTAACTATTGGGTACAGAATCGCCTCATTTGTGAGGACTGCTATGAAAATCAGGTAATGTATGATCCAATTCTTGGAGAAGATGCATTTGATAGCGACACCTATCCGCTGTATCTCGTAATTAAAGACGAAAAAGGCAAAGAACATCATAGTACTTGGGACTATATTTGGACCACCATCGATTCTTTTCATGATGATTACAGATTTAATATTGATAAGCCCCATTACGATTCATTCGAGGATATTTACTATATTTGTCCCGAAGATTTCACTGATAAAAGATTCGGCAAAGAACTTTTCCGTGAATTTCCTAATTGAGATAGCTTGTTTAAGCTATCTCTTTTTTTTATTAAGAAGCTATGCACCTTTTAACCCCTGGAATTAAATTACAACCTATTAAATTACCCAAAGAGACACTCAATACATTTCCAATTCCAGTTAATCCATTATCCGCCAGCCAGAAATACCCCATGTCCGCAACGCAATGATTTCCTCCAACCAGAATAAAAGTCGCAACGCACATAATAGGAAGAAATACATTCTTTTCTTTTCCCCAATTAGCAGTAGCAATATACATCAATATCCCGCAAATGACCCCTGCTACAACATTCTCTAAGTCGCCGGCCGCCATTCTACTCTCTATAATAGACCTTGCGGCAGGGGCCAATTCGGCGTCACTCATGCCGAGAAGCATAAAACTCCCTATGCCAGTGCCTATAAAATTCCCAAGCCAAATGGTTCCCAAATCTGCCAATGTAATTCCACCATCAACTAATAAACCAGCTTTTCCAGTAAACAATTTCATCTAATAAAAAAGAATGCCTAACAATCCCGTAGCAAAGAGCAATGCCCCCGCAGCTCCGCCCACAGAAAGATAAACGACGCAGGCAATAGAAATCATAATTCCCGCTAATATGCTCATATAATTATCTCCCTTGTAATTTTTATTTCTATAAATATTATATCAAAAAAATAGGAATTTTTCAATCCCTATAACTACCATATAATTAACCATAAGGCAGCTTAAAATATCCCTATTTTATTTTATAAAAAAATTTTAGTATAATATATATAGAAAATAGAAAAACAAGGAGTTGATTATAAATTGGTCGCCAAATCTTATCAGGCATATGAGATTCTAACAGAGCCATATGTTAAAAATGGTAGAAAGTATGTAGATATTAACTACAAAAATAAAACTAAAACTGTGCGGTGGTACTCTGATGCCGAGTATGCTAAGCTCTATCCTGCCGCGACCGCACCTGTCACTCCAACCGTTGACCTTCGTGATATTCTCGGCTTTCAAAAAGGATATATCACTATTTTTAAAGGCCCCGTAGAAGAATATGAGGATTATTTTAATGCCTCTCCTATGCGATATCACAGACTCTGGGGCTGGTATCTTGTGAGTACAGATGAACTTCCGTCTGATATTCCTTCGGGTATTTCCCCTCAGACTCTTTTTTGGGAATCTATTGGAAATACAGACGGCTCTCTTAAACCCGAAGCCAAAGTGCGGAAAGCCGTTGATTCTATTCTTTATGACTCCTCTCCATCTCAATATGTGGGTAATGTTGGAGATAGAATTACCGCTGATCTAAAAATTCTTTCAGCTATTCCCAATGAGACGAAATACGGAACTTCTACATTCCATGTGATGGAGGATAAGGATGGTAATCAATACGTCTGGAATTCTTCCTCCAAAACTTTGCAAGTAAACAATTTTTATACCCTCAGAGGAACAATTAAAGGATACGATACGTACAAAGGAATTAAACAGACAATTCTTACTCGCTGTACAAAGGAGGATTAAAAATGAGTTTTGGTATTTCCCCTCCGGGATTCGCAAGTGACAGAATCCCTTTTAATTTTTATGCTATGTCATACGAAATAAAAGAAGAGAAGTTGCGGCAGGTTGCCTCAGAGATCCGTAGATTGCCGAATCCGAATGATACAGAAGCGCAGAATGAGATCTGCGCAGAAGTCACCGGCCGCACACTTGATGAACTCTCGCAAGAAGAGTTTGATTATATTTGCAAGTGTGTTAACAGATATTGACAAAAGAAAAAATATATGTTATAATCTATATTAAAGGTAGTAATATTATATATATTATTACTACTTATATACTTTATCATATTAGCGTCGAGCCGACTTTGTCGTCTCGTTACGCTAATAGGAATCCCGAAGAAAAAGAGCTATATCTTTATCTTTTATTTAAAAGACTATTTATAAATATCTACTTTTAAATAATTTATTACCCATCCTACAGCGATTTTTCGTCGATACGATTTAGCAAGACGAAAACACGTCGTTAATTTTTAATATGTTAGGTTATAATTACAAAAAGGCTATAAAAAATCTCCATATAGAGACAGTATTTCATGAGCATTTTTACCGAGTTAGCAATTCCGCATTTGATTTTTATTAAAAAAAATAATATAATATGTATGTAAGATGAAGAAACAAATAAATAACTTATTTAAAGAAAGGTTGATTAAAATTATGGAAAAGACTAAGATCACTAACAAGAGCCGTTATGCCGCTATTATCAATGTTCTGACTGGTGTGCCCAGCGACATTGAGACCGATGAGCTCGTTGGTTTCTGTGAGCGTCAGATCGCTGCTATCGACCGAAAGTCTGAGAAGGCGAGAGAGCGTGCCGCGGAGCAGCGTAAGGTCTCTGACGAGCTGGCTGAGCGTATTGCTTCTCTGCTGACCGATGAGCCTCAGACTCTGGGCGAGCTGACTGCCGCAATTGGCGACGAGGATATTACTCCTTCTAAGGTTTCGGCTCGTTGCTCTAAGCTCCTAAAGGAGGGTCGCGCTGTTAAGACTGAGGTTACCGTGCCCGGCACTGACGGTGCTAAGTCTCGTAAGCTGGTTGCTTACACTTGCGCGTAAGTTAATAATATAGTAGCTAAAAACACCCCTAATATAAGGGGTGTTTTTATTTGCTTTTTTTAGAAATATATGATATAATATATATGTAGAATAATATATAAGGAGTTGAAAAATAATTGAAATATTGTCTAAACTCTAATGTTAGTGATATATATTTGCGGCGGGCCGATCAAATCCTCTGCGTACCGAACGGCCCTGCACTCTCTGATCTATTGGAAAAGTATACTCAAACCACAATTTTTGTCCCCGCACTCGATGAAACATGGTCTGTTTTGAGCGCCTATAAAGATTTATTTCCTGATCGTATCAAAATTGCTACGTATGACATCCCAATGATACAAGAAGCCATTAAGCAAGGCTTCGCCGTGTACTATACTCCAGTGGTAAAGGATTATATGGCTCTCCATGCTCTTGAGGCTATGGGATGCTCGGAAATTCGTATTGACGGCCCGCTATTTTTTGATCTTCCTCAGGTAAGAAAAAGCACTAAAATGATTATACATACTTGCCCCAACTTGGCTTTGTATAATCACTTGCCGCATCAGAATCCCATACATGGCACATGGATACGCCCGGAGGACGTACCTCTTTATGAGCCTTATATTGATGTTTTAGAACCTCATGGTATCACACCATCAGCTCAGGGAACCGCATATAAGATTTATGCTATTGATGCCCATTGGAACGGTGATATTGCTAACATAATTTTAGATTTTAATAAAGATAATAAAATCGTCCCCAACTATAATATCATATCTGATTTGGCAGAACGTCGAATTGATTGTAAACAATCATGCGAGCGTCTTGGATCTTGCACACTGTGTGATAGAGGCTTTACTCTCGCGCGCACACTCTTAGGGACTAAAGGCAGCGTAGAACTCAATTGATTTTTTATAAATAATATGGTATAATATATTTATAAGAAAAAGAGAAAGTGAGAAATAGGCTCTATGAAGTCAAGTTTTACAGCAAAAGATTTTGAATTATTTAAAAGCGTTGCTAAATTACCGGAAAGTAGCCTATATAGAGGACTTACAAATGTCCTTAAAGAATATTATGAAACAGAAAATGTCGTTGTAGGCCCTGAGAACCAATATGTGATGGCAAAAGGAGATATTCCCGTCATGTTGATTGCCCACCTTGATACGGTTTTTAAAATTCCCCCTTATAATTTTTTCTGGGATAGAGATAAAAACGTTATCTTTGCGGACGGGACGGGTCTTGGGGCCGATGATAGAGCCGGAGTATTTGGAATTCTCTACATTCTGAATCATACTAAGATGCGGCCGTCGATTCTTTTTACCCGAGGCGAAGAGATTGGCGGAAGAGGAGCAAAGTTCGCCGCGAAGACTCCCCCGCCCGCAGTCAAATATCTTATAGAACTTGACAGGCAGGGGCATCGTGAATGCGTTTTTTATGATTGTGGAAATAAAGATTTTGAAAACTATGTAAAATCTTTTGGCTTTCATACGGAATGGGGCAGTTTTTCAGATATTTCAATTCTATGCCCAGAGTGGAAAGTTGCAGGAGTCAATCTTTCTATTGGTTACTATCACGAGCATACTTATGGAGAAATTCTATTTGCCGATGAAATGATGGATACAGTAAAGCGTGTAATTACCATGCTTAAAAGTGCCGAGAAAGCGCCTACTTATGAATATATGCACGAGGAAAGAATCCCGTATGCTTATCTTGGGACAGGCAGCCGCGCGGTGAGATGCAGTGGTTGCAATCGAGAATTTTCTGAAGCAGATACTATAGAAGTCATTACATCGGGCAGCCGATCGAAACCTTATTGCTGGGATTGTTTACCTTTTTATGTTGATTTTTGTGATGTTTGTGAGGAACCCGTAGAAAAAGAACTTGTTGAAGGACAGTCTGTAAAAATTTGCCCTGAGTGTAAGAAAAGTAGGGAGGCAATTGGAATTTGGAATTGAAGCGAGAAGAAATTGAAAAGATTAAGGAACAGTTTGAAGAAGTAGTCCAATATTCTCAGGATTATCCATACGACTTGGATCTTTCTGAAATCTTTGGCCTTTGGGAATCTAATAAAAAGAAATTTATTGATATTTTTGGCGGATTAACGTATGAAATTCCTCTAACCGAAGGGCTTCACCTTTCTCCGGATTATCAGCGTAAAGAGATCTTTGATTTTCTTGATGAATTGGTTGTTAATTATCGCAATTATGATTTGGCTAATTTTGTAGAAGCTCAGCAAGATTCTTTTTTTGATAATAGAGTATTGCAGAAATATTCCTACGATGGGAAAGAAATTCCCGCAGGTATGAAGCTTGTAAAAGCATTTAAATATTTTGAAAAGGATAAGCAGCTTTTGTATATTCTTTAGGATAGGGCTAGTGAGGTTATTCAGCAGGATAAACTTACTGGTACTCTTGTTTTGTCCGTGCATCCGCTTGATTTTCTTTCTCTGAGTGAGAATAATAGTAATTGGCGTTCTTGCCATGCGCTGGACGGTGATTATCGTGCCGGCAATCTTAATTATATGGCGGATGATGTAACTGTTGTAGCTTATATAAAGTCCTCTTCTGGCGACGAAAAGCTCCGCGAATTTCCAAAAAGCGTCCCTTGGAATAATAAAAAGTGGCGTGCTTTGCTGTTTATTAACGAGGATGTTTGCTATTTGGGGAGGCAGTATCCATTTGCGGCGGCCGGTGTAGAGGGTCTCTTAGAGAAGGTCCTACACGAATTGAAGTTAGCGCCTGAAGATTCTCAATGGACGACTTGGACAAGAGAAACGAGTAGTATTCGTCCCGAGTATATTAAAGACGGGGAAAATACATATCATTATAATGATCTGTTGAAATCTACATTATATAAAGATATTAGTTATATGGGTCATCCTAATAAGGAACATCCTATGGTAATTGGACATTCCGTAAATTGCCTGTGTTGCGGAGCCCGGAAGCTGGCTGGCGCAGACTCATTCTTTTGTTGGTCTGATGCTACTGAGCCAGAGCAGCTTTACTCTTGCGATTGTTGCGGAGCTACAATTAATGATTTAGATGATGCTACTTTCTTTGATGATGAAATCTATTGTCCATCTTGCTTTGAGCGATATGTAACACAATGTAAGAATTGCGGAAGTTACATCCGAAAAGATGCGGCTCATTGGAGTAAGAAATGGGAAGGTCTAATTTGTGATTGGTGTTATGACGATGAAGTAACATTAGATATTTTGGATTAGGAGGAAGAATAAAATGGCTGTTAAAGGAGCTAAAACTAAAGCTGAAATGGTAGAAAAGTTCGCCAAACTGTTTGGAAAAGACTGGATTGGCGAATATAATGGAAAATATTATGTGTGGGCAATGGAGAATGGAGAAAAACTCCAGATTGCGATTACTCTTACTTGCCCGAAGAATATGGTAGAGACGGTTAGTAACTCCGCTCAGGGTAAAGACTTTGATTTTTCAAATAAGTCATTTGCTTCTCCAGATTCTGTTGCGGCGCCTACCTCTTTTACGCCTGCAGAGAAGACACAGGAAGAAATGGAATTAATTGACGAGATGATGAAGCGTCTCAATCTCTGAGATAAATTTCTGTTTATTGATTTTTTATAAAAATTATTATATAATATATATATAGTAAAGAAAGAGGAATTGGAGGTATTAATAGCCATGACAGATGCAAGACAGTTTTATTTTAAGGTAGCCCTGTATGGTGAAACTAAAGAATGTGTGCATTATGAGACCGGTTTTATCGCTGCTAAGACTGCCGGTGATGCATTCGCCGATTGTGAAGAATATTATGGCAGTGATTTTATCGGTGCCTACATTGAATTGACCACAGACTGTGCCGTTATGCTTGTAGATGAGAGTGTGTGCCACGATATTATGGAGGATCAATTCTAATGGTAACAAATGGTTATGATATGGGCGCAGCTACTTTAAATACAGTTACTTTAAATCCAGCTGCTGTAGATGCATATACAATTAAGTCGAATTATGCTACTGCTTAGGTGAGTAGTTCTTCGATATTAACAACTGCCGATGCCGATTAAGGATATTAAGGATGGCGACATCATTATTCATAATAGAGTTCCGATGTTCGTTGTCGCGGTATATGAGAAGACGCTTGGTGTCATTGATATCTATTCTGGTGAGAGTAAGACCATTATCCTGTCCAAATCGCCTTTTGGTTTTGATTTTGCAACAAAGGTGGTTTCTATCATTGATTTTGGCGCCATGAGTAATAGTGCTCCCTCTGAGGATAATCCTTTTGGTAGCATGTGGCCGTTCCTTATGTTTAACGGTTCTGACTCTATTGATCCCATGATGCTGGCGCTTATGTGCGCGGGTAAGGGAGACAGTGTCAATCCTATGATGATGTATGCGCTTCTCGCGTCTAAGGGCAATAATGATAACCTTCTGCCACTCATGCTCATGATGAATGGAGGTAAATTCGGATGCTGACTATGATATGCCTTGTAGTGGGTACCGTTTTGTGTTTTGTCATAGGCGGTTTTTGTTTGAATGACTATCAGCATAAGTGGGCTGATTTGGCTGTTGCGGTTTCTATGATAATCGGTATCGTCGGTATCATCGCGGTTATCGGAACTACTATTGCAATTATAGTAGTTCATGTTAATCCTGAAGGTCAGTTAGCAGCTTATCAGTCAGAAAAAGCGATGCTTGAATACCGTCTCGATCAGAAGGAATACCTTAATGATAACAATATTGGTATGACTGAACTAATGAGGGATATTACTGAATATAATAGTAATCTTGCGGAAGCTCAGCACGGTCGTCAGAGCCCTTGGGTCAATTGGTTTTATGGGGATTATGTTAATGAACTGACTCCGATAATTTTGGACAACTCAGACTAATTCTTTTTATTTGATTTTTAAAAAATAATATAGTATAATATATACATAAAGAATAAAGGGGAAATAAAAATGAGTGTCGAATATCGTGCTGTAGTTTCTTATGGCTGGGTAGTAAGTAGCGATGAAGTGCGCCAACTAGACGATGATATTTATGATGAACTAACAAGTAATTATATGCTTGTTTGCCAAGATGGTTGGGCAGGCGATAGTGATTATGTTTATGTTTATGGCAATTATATTTATTCTTGTGATGAGGGTACAATCTATACTCTTAATACGGGAGCATTAGCGGTTGATAAACATTCTGACGAGATTATGAAATTTTATGATTTGTTTCCCTCCCATATGGGTGAGCTGCCTCAGTTGCACGTGATGGTTCAGGTATATTAATTGAAAAAACTGATATATGGAGGGAATAGTATGGTAATTGGACTATATGATATATTCAATGCACGATGGGGCGGACAAACTATTTGGCTGTATTCGGATCCACATTTCGGTGAGACCGAAGAAGAATCTGGCCTCACTCATAAGCTCGCCGATGCTGAGCAGGTTCGATGCATTAATTCCAAAGTCGGTCGCAAAGACACTATCATTTTCTTGGGCGACATAGGTGAATCTAGTTGGCTCAAGGATATTCGTGGATATAAGGTTCTGATTACTGGCAATCATGACGCGGGCGTATCTAACTATCAGCGCTATAAATTTCAGCGTTCATTCGACGCTGCTGAATGGCAGAAAGATGAAGTCTACATGGAAATGAAGCAGAACTATCCTGACTATTGGATTACCGTGGAAGAAGTCTACGATTTTCATGCGCCATTCACTAGATGGGTGGCGACTATGGACAACCAGCTTTGTGACGAAGTATACACTGGCCCTCTGATCGTCGGACCTAAACTCGTTTTTTCTCATGAGCCAATAGAAATAGATGGGATGTTTAATGTTCACGGGCATATTCATAATCTTACTGCACCGACTGATAGGGATCTAAATGTATGTTCTATGAATGTAAACTATACTCCCGTCAACTTGAATCAGCTTATGAAACATGGATTAACCTCCAAGGTAGATTCGGTCCATCGAATTACTATTGATAATGCGGCTGCAAGAAAAAAGCGATAAATTTACCCACTTTGATTTTTATAAAAAAATATAATATAATATATATAAAGTAGAGGAGGCGTTATAAATGCATTATCCTAAGATTGAAGTCGAGTCTCCGTTTGGTGGGACGACTTGGAGAGAAATGACAGAAGAAGAATATAGCAATCAGTTGGATTGGTATCGCAATTATATGATGAAAAATCAAGACGCCTCCTCTCGTAGAACTCAAGAGTATGTGTCCTACCTTCGACGTTGGTTCGGCCCAGTGGATTGTGACGGTTGGCAGGACTTTACTTCTCGTTCTGCCATGCATCAGCTTCCAATGCCAATGAATGTCTATTTTGGCTAATTAATATGCGCGAGTGGTGGAAAGGTAGACACGCGAGATTTAGGATCTCGTGACCGTCGGTCGTGCGGGTTCAAATCCCGCCTCGTGCACCACGATTAGTGCCAGCTATTTTTTCCTTTCTAAATGCGGTTATGGGGCAGCCATTTTGGAGCTGTCCCATGGGGATTAAAAAAGTATTTATTGATTTTTTATAAAAAATTTGATATAATATATATAGAAGCTAAGAGATAAATAAAAATTATATGGTTTATTAGTTCATTGGTAGAACCTGCGGCTTTATCCGTATGAGCGTGGTCCGATTCCACGATAAACCATCACCCTCGATGATGGGGGAGTGAGGTCTAAGGCGAGGGTATCTCACTAAAATAATATATACTTCGTCATTGCGCAAGGTGCTTTCTTGTTCAGCCGATTTTAATTGCAACAAGTGACTTAGAGATGTAGGAACCTCACTGTTCAATAGCAACAAAGATGCTTACCAGACTTTGGCCAAAGGCGGTTATCCCCGATTCCCGCGGAGTGGGAGTCTCCAAAATCGGGGACATGTATAAATTCTCTATGTGGGATTAGCTCAGCTGGTTGGAGCACTTGACTTACATTCAAGAGGCCAGGGGTCCGAGTCCCTTATCCCACACCAAATTGGTATGTCACGACTGTAACGACTCACGCAGTTTAGAGACATATCCTTCATCGTAACGGATGATGCAGTGATCAGAGAGTCTCACAAAATACACAGCATGGTCACCAGGACGTCTGAAAAGATGTTGTGTATCATTAATACCAATATTTGGGTCGGTAGAGCGTAGTTGGTACCGCACCGGGCTGTAAACCCGATTCCTCTGGACAGCGGTGGTTCAAGTCCACCCCGGCCCACCACCGTCTCCCCATCGACGCAGACAAAATTTGGGTGACTTCGGAGCTTGCACGATTCCTCCTGACCGAGTTCAATAGGAACTAAAAGATGCTGGAATTACTGCGATTTCTTGTAGCATTCTTTCTGATCGGTGTTCTAACGGACAAAATGGAAGAAAGTAATATGCAGTTGCGCAATGGGTTGTGTGTCATCCTCCCTGACGGGGGAAAACACTCATTAAAATACTATTATTGTTCAGGAGAATAAAGATGTTTGACGATTTTGATACCAAGTGCCAGCTTGATGAAAGCGAAGACATTGACTATTTTTCGATTTGGGAGGACGTCTATGATGAACAAGAAGATTCGGAAGAAGAGTGGGGATGAATTGCAGGGCTTTCTCATGTGGCGTAACCGAGGTTCTGTAGTTCCCGCGAAGAAGGGTAAAGGTTCTTACAAGAGAAAGAGCAAGCATAAAAATAAATGCGGATATGATGTTTAATGGTTAGCATTCTAGACCTCCGATCTAGCTGTGAGAGTTCAAGTCTCTTTATCCGCTCCATTTAAGTAGTAAGAGGAGAATTAAAATATGAGCCAGTATGTTAGTTTTTATATCAGCGATGGGGAACAATTTATCTCTTTGGATGAGTTTTCCCGTAGCACTGAAATTTATAAGGCAATGGCAGATTTTGGCTATGCTCCTTCAGGAAAAGTGCGGCAGGTCAGCTCTGAGGAACTTCAAACCGCCGTTAATGTAGTCCTGAGCAAAGCTGAAGCGGTAAAAGATTCAATTTCTTTCTACAAACGAATGATTAAACACATCCAGGATTGTTCTAATGTAGATTTAGACGACCGTCTTAAAGCCATTTCTGATTATGAAGATCAGATTGATGGACTCAATTCGGAAATTGAGTGGTATAATACTGGGGCAGACATTCTCCGTGTCTATGCAAATATCGCAAGCAATGCGGACTATCATGGTAACGCATTGTACGCCGGTATTGATATCTCTGAACCGACGGCCGCAGATATCCTTTAATTGATTTTTCATAAAAATTTTGATATAATATATATAGAAAGTGCAAAGGATACAATTTTCTAAAAAGATATATTATATCAAAACAGCAGCGAAAAAGAAGAAAATTTGATTTTTTATAAAAATTTTGATATAATATATATAGAAAGTGAGAGATAAATAAAAATTCTCTTTCTTGACTCGTCGGTTAGCTGCCTTCCAACAGCGAGTATAAACAAACGATGTAAGACCAGTTTGCGGCGGCAAATAAAAAACGCTCTATATTGCGCGGTGTTGTAAAGGTAGCATGTCAGGTTCATATCCTGAAGATCAGAGTTCGACTCTCTGCTGCGCAACGGTCACGATGGGCGAGCCTTCACGTGGTGTGACTGATTTTGACGGAACGCGCCCCGAATTGACTTTTTAAAAAATATTTGTTATAATATTTATAGAAAGTCAAAATGAACCTTGAAAAATAAACACTATGATAACTCAGTGCAGATTGAATGCGATGTTCAAGCTGAGAATACTCGGATAGGGCTCGGGAGTACACGAATCAAGGATACTTGAGGAAACTCGTCCGCTTCGTTTAAAGCGATTTAAGCAAAGAATCCCAGTAGGGAGAAAGTAAAGAGTATGTGCTTTAATTATCGTACATAAAGGATGCCGTGGAAAGGTGCGTGCAATAGATAGCTTGGTGAATAGCTAAGCCGAATCCAAGTTAGGTGTTAGTTGGTGACTGTCACAGACCTTGGAAATACCAACAAACGTATGGGCGGTGACGGAGTTGAAAAATTCCTATAACTTTCTACAGCGACAGAGTAGCGGAACGCCAAGACTTGAAGAATCAAAATTAGATTGATATTCTAAAAATAAAAACTAATTTTCTGAATATCCCGTGAAATGTGTTTGGTAGTCAATCCAACAGTGGCTATGCGGTTTCGGCCGGGGGCAAGAAGTTTTAAGACGACGGTTTTAATGCTCAGACTTGTTCCCCACTTGTCTGAATATGTGTAAAGATAAGATGAGGTAAGGCGAAGGCCTATCATAATAGTGTTTATTTTTCAGGGTTTATGGGCAACCCTTAATAAAGATAAAAAAAAATTCTTACAATGGAGGTATGCTTATGTTTAATCGACAGTATGAAGCTATGTCCGTGAGAAGTCCAGATATTTCTGGTGGCGAGACCTAACTCGCCAATAATCAAAGGAGAGCTGGGCATCTCTTATAAACTGCCCTTTAATACGCCCGAATGGTGGAATTGGTAGACATGCAGCTCTCAAAAAGCTGTGCCGTGAGGCGTGTGAGATCGTAGCTCACTTCGGGTACCAAATGGTAGTAAGTAGTGCAAATTTTATATTAGATAACCAATGAGGATAAAAGCCGTTGCAGGATTTGCTCCCTGTACCCGAGAATTATTTGGTTCGCTGAAAGTAGTTGGTGAATGGATATAAAATGGAGTCATGCACGGCTCCGCTTGCTATCATTACCACAGGTCTTTGTGGCAACTGTACGACCTTATAAATTACTAAAGTTGCAATATTATGCTCCGGTAGTTTAATTGGTCAAAACGTGCGACTTATAATCGCTTGTTGGGGGATCGTGGCCCTCTCGGAGCACCACAACAAAAGACTGCCATATGGGGAACCTTAAGATATTGTATCGCGCTTTAGGCTGGCAGAATCCGCTACCCTTCTATATATTAGCTAATTATAGAGACAAAAACTATTCATCGAGAAGAGTTTTTACTTCTAAAATACTATTGTTGTTTTTGTTAGTATTTTGTTTTTTACTTCTCGATTTTATATAGAACTGAATAGAAGGAGGGATGAGGAGTGAAGATAGAAGATTTGGATGATTGGATTTTTTCTACTGAGCAAGCGCAGGTAAGTAGGAGATAACCTGTTTAATGCGGCCGCCCCGCCTTGCGGAGTGTTAGTTCCAAGCCTAAAAGAACGCAGAGGTGACAGATTTGAAAGGAGTTAATTATGGCAACTTATTCGTTGATTATCCCAATGTATAACGGAGAAAAATACATTGCAAATGCGCTGGGTAGTTTGCTTCCATCGGCGTCGTTTTTGACAGAAGTTATCTTGGTGGACGATCGTTCCACTGATGATGGAGTTAAAGTTGCTCATACCTTTGATAATCTTCTCCCTATGCGTTACTTCGTTACAGACGAGAGTATGGATAGAGGCCCTGGTAATGCTCGGCAGTTGGGTCTTGACAATGCGTGCGGCGAATGGATTGGCTTTATGGATGCCGATGACCTACTTGCCCCAGACGCTTTGAGGCATGTCGATAACGCCGTAAGCCAGTGTGAAGATGCGCAGATGTTTATCGGCAACTTTATCGAGAGAGATCCGCTCACAGGTCGTCGTGGGGCAATTCATCAAGAAGATCCCACTTGGGTTCATGGAAAATGGTATTTGAAGAAAATGCTCGATGAATATGATATTCGTTTTCTTCCCAATCTTTACACTCATGAAGATATTTATTTTAATGCTTTGGTCTTTGATAGGCTCAGGGCAGACGAAAAGAATTTTTATATTCTTGATGAGTTAATTTATTACTGGAATCAGAATCCTAATTCGATGACTTCCAGCGAACGTTATACTCTGACTAATCTTAATGATTATCTTATCAGTGTTATTGAATCTCATCTGACCATCTTGACTGATGTAGAAAAGCCCAGTGAGGAACTTGTTGATGTCATTAAAGAGATTTGCCTGTCGCAGTATGTCCAAGGTTATTTCTACTATCAGGCTTTTATTTATAAGTATGGTAGTCAGGATGAAGAGTGTAAACGCGGTTACGAGTCGCTTAAAGCTTTCTATAAAAAGCTCACTGATATTTTCCATCTGACGAGAGATGAATTTCTCGATATTCTTTTTAAAAAGAGTAAAGATTTTTGTAACCAAAGAAATGGCGCTATGAAAACCTTTGGACCTTTTATTGAGGTCGATAGTTTGCCTTCTTTCATTTATCAAATTGCGGCGTTTGTATAATGCCGCCAAATATTGGGGCGTGGCCTAGTGGTGACCCTGATATCCAGAGCGTGGTGTAACAGTAACACACAACTTTTGGGCAGTTGAGTAGCCGGGCAGCACGGACGCTTTGGGCCAGAAAATAATTATAAGGATATGATAAATAAATGATAGGAATTTATAAAATTACTAATTTAATTAATGGATAGTCTTATATAGGATAGTCGGTAGATATTGAAAAACGGTGGTTGAAGGAACGACAATCTGCCTTTAATGTAAATAATAGCAGTTATAATTATCCAATATCTTGTGCTTTTCGTAAATATGGAATTGACAATTTTCAATTTGAAGTACTAGAAGAGTGTTTACGAAATTAGTTAAATGAGCGAGAAAAATATTGGATTGCTTAGTATGATACTTTTTATAACGGTTATAATTAGACATTGGGCGGTGATAGTCATATTATTGCGCCTAAAAAAGCAATAGTAGGGATTATTAATGATTTAGAAACGACTGATTTGTATCATCGAGAGATCGCCGAGAAATGGGGAGTTTCTACTGAAATGGTACAGGGGATTAATACAGGACGATATTGGTATCAAGATGATAAATGCTATCCTCTTTAGACACAACATAAGATGCATTCATAGCATAAACTGGCTGATGGAACAATTTTAAAAACACAAAAAGTATGTATTGATTGTGGTATTAATATTAGTTCTAAAGCTATGAGATGTCCAAAGTGTGCCAATAAAATTCGCAGAGCCGTTGAACGACCTAGCAGAGATAAATTAAAAAAAATGATTAGAACGACGCCATTTGAACAAATTGGTCAGCAATTTGGAATAACTGGTAATGCTGTTAGAAAATGGTGTGATGCATATAATTTACCTCGTAGAGTAGCAGACATAAAACAATATTCTGATGAAGAATGGGAATCTATATAATTTTTATTCTATATAGCGGCGTAGCCAAACGGTAAGGCATCAGACTTTGACTCTGACAGTGTTGGTTCGACCCCAGCCGCCGCTGCCACTATGTTTCTAGAATTCTGTAATTCTTCATTTCTATTAACTCCTTTCCTTTTGGAGGGCTAGGGATTTTTCTCTAGCCCTATTTTTATACCTTCTATTCTGTCTCTCGCTGGCTCCGCAAAGCACCGAGTTTGCTCAGAATCGTCCATTAGGAATTTTTTTGGCCAAAAGTCGCTCAAAATATAAGGCCTATTTTTAAAGTTATTAGAAAGGTTATAAAAATAATCTAAATCAAAGATAAAAGGAGGGTGTTATTTTTAGTATGTATGGTTTAACTCATGAAAATGGTAGAGCTGTATATGGGCTTAAGCATTTTGTGTTAGATACAGAAGCAGAAGTAAAGAATTTGCCCACAGATGATATACTTATTCCAGGTAGTACGGCTTTTGTTATTTCAACTTCAAATTCTTATATGCTGAATAATCAAAACTCTTGGGTGAAAATAAATTTATCTAATGGTAGTGGTGGTTCTAGCAGCCCCGACCCTGATACTGATAATACCTATATTTGGGATAGTGGAGATATAGGTTCGTAAGGAGGGAAAAATATGGCCGATGTTTATATGAAATCTAAGTTTTATTTTAAACGCGGTAAAGCGGCCTCTTGGGCTGCACAAAACCTTATTCTTGGCCCCGGTGAACCTGGTTTTGAATTAGATACCGGAAAACTAAAAGTCGGTAATGGTATAATGCCCTGGAATGAATTACCATATGTTACCGATAATATAGTTCTTCCGGCCGAGGTTGTCAAATATTTAGGTTCTGTGGATAAATTACCTGAAGTTGCTTATGATGGTGAAATATGCGAAATAGAAGATATGTTCTATATCCATAGCAAAGGCCAATGGAAACAAATCGGCGGTACCGCTACCAAACCCGGTGTAGTAGAAGTTATTAAAGTCCGCGATGATGGTAGCCCTAATCCAGCTGTTGAATCTAATGGAATTAAATATAATTCAATAGAAGATGCACTTGCTAATGTAAGTGATGGCGATTTAATTGTTATTCCTGCTAATTTTAATAGTGTAATATCAATACCTGTTAATAAAAATGCTAGTATCGAATTAAAAAATGTCAATATAAAGAATAATGAAGAAACACCATTAACTGTCGGATATCAATCTACTCTAACTGTGAGTGGGGCCGGCACGATGGAATGCCGCAAGCATGCTAAGCCGACGGTGATAAACAGCGGTAATATGTATATTAATGGTGGCAGCTATATTCGTACATTAGATTCAGCAGAGAATGGTTATTATACTGTTGTTAATCATGGTAATATGACATTTAATGGCGGTTTAGTAAGTTGTGATAAAGAGTATTCCAGTTTAATCGAGAATGGATATTGGGATTATTCTGATAGTAACCCTGATAAGGGATTTGTAATTGGTCAAAATGAGGCTGCGCCGAAGCTCATTATTAATGATGGCTCATTTATGGGCGGTTTATATATTATCAAAAATGATGATAATGGCTATGTTGAAATCAACGGTGGTGATTTCTATGGCACTATTTATACTTGCGGCAAGCTGCTAACTATTAATGGAGGCAATTTCCGCTGCGATGATTATTATAATCTAAGAGTAAGAAAACTCAATGATGGCATGAATATCGCTGATGTTGTAATTACTGGCGGTGTTTTTGATTGTTCTGCATATGATTAGAATATCTTCGTGGAGCAAGGCGCCAAGGTTACTATTAAAGGTGGCAAATTTAATTGTGAAGTTCCCAAAGAGTTATTAGCTGAGGGATATCAAGCGCAATTAATTAATAATTATTACGAAGTAAGCGCAATAGAATAAGGAGGAATACAATGGCGTTTAATGTAGTGTATAGCGACAAAGACCGTATTCAAGGCGCCATTGAAAGTGGCGTTATTCCTCGTGAGAGCCTAGTGTTAACTAGTGATGACGCAAAACGGTCTGAAATGTATTACTATGATGATAATGGTCAATTAAAGACCATTACTAAAAAAACCCAATTTAATTCTATGGTTGGAGCACGAACCTGGGCTAATAAATATGATTATATCGGGGAAGTGATTTCAATTAACATAGATGGTCAATGGGTCCCCTATTTAGTCGATAATAATAATGATTTTATTTGTTTAAAGAACGAAAGATATGAAATTGTCGATGGTGGCGACCCCTAATATTTTTTAAGGAGGAAAAATATTTATGGCTGACAAAACTTTAACCACCCAGATTATCTTACGTAATGGTACAACTGCTCAATGGGAAGCTAGTACGAAGATACTCAAATTGGGTGAAGTTGGTATTGATACCACAAAAAATGAAATTCGCATTGGTGATGGCGAACACACTTGGAAAGATTTGAAAATCGCCGGCGCCGATCAAGCTGCTATTCAGGCTTTGATTGATAAAGCAGAAGATAAAGTTTCCGTATTATTGGTTGAGGGTAATGAAACTGATACTGAGATGCTCGCTACCGTTGCTAATCCTGCGCAAGGTGATATGGCTATAGTTGAGCGTGCAGTAGCTACAGGCTCAAAAGTCAATAGTCACACAGCTTATGCCTATGACGGTGAGAAATGGTGCGCCATGGATGGTAATTATAATGCTAAGAATGTTTATTTCGATAGCGATTTTACCTACACTAGTGCCATTGGTGCTGTTGGTGCTCCATCTGGTGGTTCTGGCAAGCTTGCCGCATCGGGCAAGAGTGTTGAAGAATTTATGGCTAGCATCTTAGCAAAAGAGGCTAATCCTAACACGACTCAGCCTGCCGCATCTGTAAAAATTACCGGTGGTAATGGCACATTTGAAATCGGCACTCATAAGAATATTTCATATTCGGCATCTCTGTCTGCTGGTTCCTACACTTATGGCCCTGCTACTGGTGTTGTCGCTGGCACTGTAACCGCTAGCTTCGATGGTAAGACTAATGAAGGTGCCACAGGCACATTTGAAAATGTTGTTGCTGATGGTACTAAGGAATTAAGCGTTTCTATTACCCATAATGAAGGTGCTGTTCCTAAGACCAATTTAGGCAATCCTTATGCTGGTGGCAAGATTGCTGCCGGTACTAAATCCGCTAAAGCGCCTCAGACGCTTGTTGGTGTCCGTCACATGTTCTATGGTCCTATGACCACTGATGCAGAGCTCAATAGTGAGAATATCCGTAAGCTCAAGCATGAAGCGGCCAGTAAGAAAACTATTGGTACATTCGGTGCTGGTGCTGGCGCAGTTAAGGTTGTTGTTGCGGTTCCCGCTAACATGAAGGTTACTAAGGTGCTCATGCCTAGCGCAATGAATGCAGATGCAACAGCTAGTTTTGTTAAGCAGGCCGGTAGTGTCCAAGTTGAAGGCGCTGAAGGTTTCACAGCCGCGGCATATAATGTTTGGGTATATCAACCTGCATCTATTGATAGCACTGAAACATATGCTGTCACAATCGGTTAATAATAAGGGAGGATAAATAATATGGCTACTATTTTAAATAATGCTGCCTATATGGCACTTCCTATGAATATCAAACGCGGCAATCCTATTCCTCTCGATACGACTGCCGTATGGTATGATAAAACGGAATTAGAAACTTATGCTGCGAGTGGCGCCACCGCCTATGTTGGCCAAGTTCTGACATTAGTTGCGGATGGCAAGTGCGAAGCCTACATGATTAGCAGCGAGGCCGGCACACTTGTTAAGCTGGCGCAAACTACCGCATCGGGCGACCTTGCTACTGATGTTTCTAATTTGCAAACTCAGGTAGGCAATCTCACAAAAGCAGTTGGTTCGGCTGCGGCTGAGGGCACTGAGGCGTCTGGTCTTTATAAATTAATTGCTGATGTTGAGGCTATGGCGAAGGCCCGTCTTGAGAGTGTTGAGGCTGGCGATAATAGCATCACTATAGCTGGTAGCGCCACTAAGCCTAGCGTGGCGGTTAAGGTTTCTCAAGCTGTTGGTAATGCCTTGTCTCTTGCGGATGACGGTCTCAAAGTTGAGATTCCCGAAGTCAAAGTCCCCGTATATAGCTTGATTAAAGACGAGACAGCGGCCGCAGGCGACATCGCCACATACCATTTGACTAAAGATGGTGTAAATGAAGGCGTTGCAATCAATATTCCTAAAGATTTGGTTGTTTCGTCTGGTTCTGTTGTTGAACTTGAGACTGGTAAAATTCCCGAAGATGCTCCTGAAGGAACTACTGCTGGTACTTATATTAAATTAGTCCTTGCCAATAGCGCAAAACCTCTCTATATTAATGTTGGTTCTTTAATTGAGTATGTTACTGGTGGTTCAAGTGAGACTGATGCCATTCAAATTAATGTCTCTAGCGACACTCATAAGGTAACTGCTAGCGTTAAGAAGGGTTCTCTCACTAAGGAAATGCTTGCCGCTGATGTAGTTGCATCCCTTGGCAAGGCTAACAGCGCTGTTTAGGCAGTAGCTGCAGGCGACGCCAATGGTACTATTAAAGTTGATGGTACGGAAGTTGCTATTACTGGACTTCAAGATGCGGCATATGCCACTGTTAAGTCTATTAATGATACCGCATAGGGTTATGTTAATACCGCTAAAGCGGCATTAGAAGGTGCCACAACTGACACTGACGAATTTGCCACAATTGCGGGCGCCAAGAAATATGCGGATAAAGTTGCCGGCGCAGCGGAGAAAAACGCAGGCACCGCATTAACTACGGAAATTGGTAAACTCAAAAATGATGATAAGGCTGTGGACAATCAATTTGTTACCACAGTTAAAGAAGCTAATGGTGTTGTAACTGTTGAGCGCAAAGCTCTTGTTGCCGCTGATATTCCTGATCTTGGCATGAGCAAGATTACCGGTCTTGAAGATGCTCTTGGCGATAAGCAGGATAGTTTAACATTTGATGGCGACTATAAAGCCGGCGTAAATAATGCAGCAACTGTTTCTACTGTTAATGCTGCTAAGACTGCTTTAATTGGTGATATTAGCACGGAAGCTGCTACTACTGATGGTAATACGATTGCCGACGTCCGTCGTTACGTCGATGCCAAGACCAAGGGTATTGCGTCTGATGCTAAGCTCGCTGAACTAACTGAGAAAGTTACTGCTAATACCAATAGTATCAAGGGTATTAATACATCATTAGCCGATGGTGGTGCTATATCTAATGCCATTGTCGAGGCTAAAAAAGCTGGCACTGATGCGGCTGCCGCAGTCAATACACTTGCTGGTAAGGTCGGTACTGTCACTGAAGGCAAGACTGTTGTTAAGATGATTGAGGAAGCTTAGGCAGCAGCTACCTATGATGATACAACAGTTAAAGCAGACATTAAGAAAAATGTCGATGCTATTGCTGCTATCAATGATGCCAAGACTGGTATTCTGCAGCAGGCTAAGACTTATGCTGATGATAAAGATACTGCAATTGCTGAAGCTAAAAAGGCCGGCACTGATGCGGCTGCGGCCGTTAAGACTCTTGAAGACGGCCAGGTTAAGAAAAATGCTGATGCTATTAGCGTATTGAATGGCACAAGCGCCGTTGATGGCTCTGTGGATAAAAAGGTTGCAGATGCTATTAATGAGTTTTCTACGAAAATCAGCGATAATGGCACTGTTGACACGTTTAAAGAGTTAATAGATTATGCGGCAACTCACAAAAATGAGTATAGTACGTTATCTGGCGAAGTTCAAAAGAATACTACAGCCATTGCAACCTTGAATGGTGATGGTGCTGGTTCAGTAGATAAAAAGGTTGCGGATGCTATTGCCGCAATCAACAAGTATGTTGAGAAGAATGGCACTGACCGTTTAATCACTGAAGCCGAAGGCACTAAGTTGGCAAGCATTGCTGAGGGCGCGCAAGTCAACGTTATTGAATCTATTAAGGTCAATAATGTGACTCAAACCGCTACTGGTAAGGCTGTTAATATTGCGGTTCCCGTAGCGGATGATACCAGTATCGCAATCACCGAGAATAAGATTGGCATTAAAGCCGTCGATGTTCAGAAATTATTTATTGCTGAAGGCGATGTATTAATTATTGATGGCGGCAAAGCCTAACAAATAATATATAAGTCCTTATAGGGAGTAGTAAAAATATTTACTACTCCCTATTTTTTATTGGACAAAAGTGTTTAATATATTCATTTAATTTTTTAGATTTTATTGAGAATATTATAATGGTTTTATTTCGTTCATGATAACGGAATAAGACACATAGAAAGGAAGTTAAGAAATGGCAACAACAAAAACTATACAAGCCACAGTAAAAAATAGAACTGATACAGCAGCTAATTGGACTTAGAAAAATCCAGTGCTTGCCGAGGGAGAAATAATAGTTGTTCAAACAAGTGCGGGAGAGACCCGCCTAAAGATCGGTGATGGGGTTAAGACATTTACTTAGCTTCCATATACTGACGAATAGATTTATAATAATGTTGTAACATCCGTTAATGGACAAACTGGTGATGTTACAACGAATTCAGTTGAATATACTGCGTAGACTCTCACTGATGAATAGAAGAAGCAGGTGAGGGAGAATATCGAAGCGGCGGGCGCCGATTTTATAATTAATGTAACCCCTACATTGAATAGTGCTAAGATAGATAAAACATGGGCACAAATCGACAAAGCTGTTAGTGATGGCAAAACTCCATTCGTGCTCTTTCACTATGGTTCTACTACTATTCGTTTGCAATTGATAGAGATTTACCCAGATGGCAGAGGCATGGTGTTCACAAATGTGGGGAGTGTTAGCAGCGGTAATATTGGCGTAGCGACAGTAAGCATTTATAGTGATGGAACTGCCAATTTTAGTATTGGCTTTCTGCTGGCAACCGATATGGATGGAGCCCTGCCCCAATTTGAAATGCAAACCGCCCCGACTAAAGATATGCATATCGTTACAAAGAAGTATGTGGATGATAAAATCTCTGACAAAGAACTTATTCTATCCTCGTCCACGGCGGAGTCAACTAAAAAATTTAAATTAACAATTGATGATACTGGGACACTGACAGCCAGCGAAATCACGGCATAAGGAGGAGTCAAAAATGGGAATTGAAACTAAATATTATACAACAGGGAATGAGCCGAAATCGCTTGGTCTGGCCTCTGCGGCGGTCGGTCAGGTACCGAAAGTAAAGGCGGTTGATAGCAACGGTGTACCTACAGAGTGGGAACCTGCAGAATTGCCTTCTGGTGGCGGCACAGGAACTTCAATTCAAAGCGACTGGAATCAAAACGATACAACAGCGAGTGATTATATTAAAAATAGGCCGGGCGGATATGAAAAACAAGTTTCTATTAATATAGATACTGATATTGTTGCCGGAATGGAAGGACTAATAGTGACTGACAACGCATGTTTATATCGACTTCCGATAGATAATATCAACGATATTCGTGGAGCTAAAATCGGAACCACTCAAAATGATGCCAAAATAGTTTAGTCTATAATTTCTTATCAGGAGAATGATAAGATTAAGATATTTTTTGGAGGTTCTAGTTCTAATGCTTCTGACAATACTGCAATAGCTGCTTTTTATGTGATAAAAGAAGATAATACAGCCCTCGATGATGATAATACTATTATTGTAAATAAAGGAATATATACACTTGTAGGTGATGTAGGCAGTCATATATATATAAGTAATAATGGTGTTGTTAAATACCCAATAGATACAAGCCTTATCCCCATACTATCAACTTCGAATTATATAAAAATCTCTCGGAATGAAGCAGCCGTTCAACTCGATTGGAATTTAGAATTCGATAGCCGCTTTTTTAGTATTTTTTCCTACGCTAATGGAAAACCGTATTTATGGATTAACAGGTTATATAAAGCTGGTACTGGTATTGCTATTTCAAATTCCAATGTTATTTCTGGCGCTTATAAAGCAGGTAGCGGGATTTCTATTTCAGATGATGGAACAATTTCTGGCTCTTCTTCTGATTATGTTATCAATGTTACCTTAGATACTAAACAATCCTCTATTGGTAACTGGGTATTAGGCTATTCCTGTACTTGCGATAAAACATACGCCGAAGTGTTAGCAGCCTATCAAGGGGGCGCAAAAGTTATCGCGCATGTAACGCGGAACAAAGAAATTACTTTAACTGATGGATCTAAAAAGACGATACCAATTATTAATGAGGCTCCGCTCACTCGTTATATAGCTGCTCAAAACCTTTTAGTTTTTGACTATGTTCATAATGCAACAGATCTTTCTGTCTCTTCGGGTGGATTAACTTATATCACTGGAGATTCGGGAGATTCTATGATTTGCTATGTGGCTACATATCAATTTGCTTTTGGGGCAACCGATACCTCAGCTGATAGCGTTCAAATACCTACAACTACTAAGGTTCAAGATATGATTGATGCCTCTGTAGGTGACATAAATACTAATACATATACAATTCAGGTCTCTAATACTGCTCCTGCGGCCGGCACGTCTGATAAAATTATAACCTACGTTGTAGAGGAGGCTGCAGCTGGGAGTAAAAATTCGCTCGTAGAGTAGTAAAGGAGGTTTTAAATTCTAATGAATAATATTGAAAAAGCTATGTAGATAGAATAGGAATATTTAGCTTCTACAGATAAAAAATCTTTATTAGAATTGTTAAAACCTTATGGTTTTACTTCTTTAGCTGAATTTTAGAATGCTAAAAAACAAAAGTCTGTTTTACAAACAGACTTATCACCGAAAACATGTAATATCGTAGATTCGCTCGCTGATACAATAAGAGATCTTTTTGAGGGTCAAGGTGGGCTTTATGTGAATCAAACCGACTGTCCTTTTATATTTTCAAGCTACGGGGTTGATTTCGATGCGGCAGAATATGAAGCGAAAAATATTCCGGTAATTTAGGTATTAGATTATGAAATTTATCCTATATTATGTGACTCATCAGATTTAAATTTTTGTGTGTGTATAAAAGGACAAAATGTTTTATTTTGTGAATCAGATTTAATAGATTATTTAAAAGATAGTTTAAAAAAATATATACCAAGTATTGATTTAGGAACATATAACACTTTTATAAAAAATGGCAATGAAGAAATCGGCAACTATATGTCTTGGGAATGTGAAAATAATATGACAGTTTGGACTATTCATTTTCGCTTCTGCGATCATCCTGCTATTGTTGATTAGGTGTTATTAAGAAATGATTCAAATTTATAGTCTGGGTATATTTCAGAATGTACTGCTGAAGATATCCTTACAATCGTGCAAGCTTGGTATAAGGAGGTAGAGAGGTAATGGAGACTGGAAGTTTTATCTTAAGACCCACAGCAGATGTTTCTGTAGAACATCAAAAAAGCTCAGGAGATTATGCTTGGAAGTTACTGAATGAAGAAGTAGCTGACGGTGATACTGGATACATATATGCAAGAACTAAAGGGTCTATTGGTGCCGATCGCGTCCATGTAACTACTGTTTGTTAGGCGGGAGGCACTTCTCCTATTAACTATTTTTATATTCGAGGATTAAGTATTCATTATAATGCTTAGCATGATGGCACTAAATATAGTGATAGTGAACAATTTAATCAGGGGTGGGTTATTAATCGCGCTACTGGAAAAACATATCAATAGACGAATCAGAGTTTACATCATAATACATGGAAAGATTACTCCGCAGATATCACTCCAGCGCAAGTTGATGTTACTGATAAATTATTTTCCTCATCAAATATCGGTGAAGCATTTAATATTGCTATTCATACAGATGGTCGTGTCAACGCTGGCGGCTCGTTACGCAATAACAATATGAAAACTACGCAGCTCTATCTCACTGTAAATTACGAAGGAGCGCCGGAAAAATTTGATTGCAATGTCGTTAAAGTAAATTCTTATATTGATACAGCTTCAATTTCCAAAACAGAAATCTTGCCGGGTGAGGCAATTACGCTCTCGGCTTCTATTGTTACTGGTGCAGTTTTTAAAGGCTGGTATAGCGATGAAGCTTGTACTTAGCTTGTTTCTAATGACTTAAATCATACGTTAATCCCGAATGTCAGTACCACCTACTATGCTTTGGGCGGCCCAGAGCCTTTTACTGCTACAATAGGCAACGTATCAGATTTTAACGATAAAGCAACTTTCTCTATCTCACCGGAAAAAGGTGAATATAATTAGGAAGTTTCTTTCTCTTGCTCCATAACCAACGCCGCATATGAATTTTATGGTTGGTATGCCGATAGTGAATTTAGAAATTATATATCAAAAGAAGCTATTTATACTACTACATTTCCTATGCATGATATAGTTATATATGCCAGAGTGGGTAAAAAACGTACTAAAGTTACAGTGCGGCCGACTAAAGCAACTGATCCCTATCCTTTTAGATGGAATGGTTCTGGTGATGATTTAACGACCCCTAGAGACAACGGACCTTCTCTCTCATTGCCTACAGGATATGATGCTTTAGCAACTAATACTATGGATGCCACAAGTGGTTTATTGCAGACAGCACCTAAACGCAAGGATGGCACTGCTTTTAGGGCAGGATTAGCTTTACAATTTGCCCAAAATGCATATGATATTCCTGAAAATGCTATATTAACTAATTTTGAATTACGCATTAAATATTCAACCACTGATAAAAGTACTTTATATGAAGCCTCAGACCCCACAATCTATTTTGGTTTAATAGATTATATTCCCAATGAGGCTTATAAAGATTATGATGAAACTCCGGTAAGATATTATCGAGGTTCAGCCATTTTCCCTGCTACCACAGAGACAAAAATTATTACTTATTCTGAGGGAGAACTCTCTCTCAGCCGGTGGACCGCGCAAGAAATCCGCGAAGGACATTTTGGCGTTCAAATAGAATATGGTAATAACGGCGGTAATGCTTCAGCTCTTACTATATACGCAGCGGAATTAGATGTATATTACATCCTTCCAGAAGAAACATAGTATCATATTCAAGTAGTAAATGATGAAAATACTCGAGTTTGGATAGATAAGCCAAAAAATGTAGAAATGGTTAATCTTGAAGGCGATGTATATGTAGCGGGCAATAATAAAATATATATACCACCAGATGGGGCTGTGACAAATGGCGAATCTGATGAATAGAATAATGAAGAAAATGTAAGTACAGTCTAGAATGAATGGCAGCATCCTGCCGCAAAAAGTTTTTATGAATTATTTAATTTAACAAATCTTAGTATGGATCTTTCTCCCACAGGGAGTGGTGATACTTATCACGCGTTAATGGTTCCTTATTTGACAGAAATGTACGGTTTTCTCCCTGGAAAAACATACACTGTATCGGGTAAATACACACTTACTGCGGGTAATATGAAATTCGGCTGGACAATATCTAATTCAGGAACTTATTGGTAGAGCACCACTTTTTCTGAGGGATTTGCGGCCGCCAGCTCTTTGACGCCCTTTACCTACACTTTTACGATTCCAGAAACGGCCATAGGTTTTTGGGCAAAGATTCAAATTTTTGATGCAGGTCAAAATGATAAACTTTATTTTACAGATTTTAGCATTAAAGGACCTCGTTGGACTCCGGCTTTACTTTCTTAGGATGATTAGAGCTATTATATGGATGGCAATGATTCAGTAAAAATTATTGCTAGACCTAAAGGAGGATATAGATTTGACGGTTGGTATGCGGATGCCGGATACACCAATCTTATTACGACCGATCAAGAGTTATTAATATCTTCACTTACTGCTAATAAAATTTATTATGCTAAGTCTCATTATTACTGTGATGTAAAATCTTTTACTTTGGATGTTCCTTTCGGCAGAGGCGATACGTATTTTGTTGGTAAAGTATATAATATCAATACCGGAGCTGCGCCTTCATCTACTGTGACGTCTGGCACGAGCGGCTTCCGCACTGATCTTGATTTGACTTCTGGTATTGCAGGTTTTATCGGAATATAGGTTAAAGCAGCTGTGGCTAGTACGAATGGTCAACTTGATTTATCAGGAAAAATTAATAGTGCTGGTATGAAACTTATGTTCCCGACCAAAAAAGCAACTCCGTGCTGGGGTGATTGGTACTTCGAACCGGGCCGCGGCAGTGCAACAGTACGTGTAACTAAATCACATGGTGCGCCTTTACTTCCATCTGATAGTGTGGTGCCTCTAGTAGACGGATATCCACTGGCTATTTTTTATCCAGCAATTATTAGTGGCTTAGGGTTTACTCGAAAAAATTTATATCAAGATTGCATCTTAAACGCTAATCAATCCTCTAGCTTTGAATATCGTTTCAGGATACATCGTTCCTCCAATCTATTTGCTATTGGTGTTAATCGTAGTAAATTTACTTTATATTTTGAGCAATATTAGTGGAAAGCGAAAAAAGCTAACTCAAGCAATGGTATTACAAGTGTTAAAGTTACTGTTAGTAACACAGAGTTTAATTCTATAACACGCATAGAAGATGGCGTAATTGGTTATAACAATTCTGAAGCGACTTGGAGTGTTGAATTACACCCAGAGGCTACATGGCAGGGATGGTATAGCGACCCAGAGGGAACTCAGTTAGTTTCTATGGATTAGACTTATCATTGTGAACCCAATGCTCATTTAACACTTTACGCTAAGGCTTTTACTAAATGCAAAATTACAGTCAATGCTGAACATACTACTTATGAAAGTACCCATCCCGGAGAAATTGACTTAGGTACAGAAGTTACATTAACAGCCATTCCAGAAAAACATTACTATTTTTATGCATGGAAAGATGAAGCTGGTAATATCGTATCTCGTGATCCGGTATATACAATAAAAATAGAAAAATCACGAAAATTAACAGCGGTTTCTGTCCCACTCAATCCTAAATTATATGTGGGCGATAAAGTGGTTAAATATGAGACAAGGAGGGGCTAATTATGGCAATTGAAGGACGCACTTTAGATGTTCAATATGGTAGCACAAAATCATATTATACAGTAACCAATCTCGATACTGATGCAAGCCTCCTTGGCTTTAAGATGCCTCTACGTTTATGGTTAAATACTACTGGTACAGCTACATATAACGAATTGGCAAAAAAGATATTATTTCCTAATCAATATGCTCATCCGGTAAAAGTAGGGCTAACTACGAATTTGGGCGTTTTAAATACCCCCAAAGTAAGCATGTATTTTAAAGCAGATAATACTACAATTTATTCGGAAATGGGTTTATCTGGTACTAGTTCTAATTTAATTGTGTATAGAAATATAGACACTCAAAATATTACTAATGATATATTAGCTACAGTCACTGAAAACAGCGCATTAACATTAACTTTAACGCAGGCTTCTACGGGTTTATTAATAGCGGGTTGTTTGGGCGCGGAAAATAAAAACGCGGCAGATGAGGCGACACTTGGTATAAGAACAACTATGTATTTTAACCGTTGGAATGTACAAGCTTTACCAGGTACTCGAACCGCATCAGATAAAGCTAATAGTTAGGCTAATGCACTTCCTTACAAATCTATTACAGTTTCTAATTCTAACCCTTGGGATTATGATGAAGTCACCTTTAATGTCTCTTTAGCGGCTAATGGTGTCTTTGAAGGCTGGTATAGCGATGCAGAATGTACACAGTTAGTTTCTTCTTTAGAATCTTATACAACTCGCATTACTGCTGATACAACCTTATATGCATACGTAGCTTTTGCTAAATACGCTATAAACATAGTTGAGGATAGCAACGTCAAAGATACCTCAGTAACGCTTTAGCAAGAAGAGACTTCTAATTATACTTTTACGGCTAATTATGATCCTAATGTAACTTTTTTGGGTTGGTATAGCGATGCGGAAAAAAAGAAACCAATTTCTATGGAAAAAGTTTTCTCTTAGGGCGTTCAACAAGATACTACTATATATACAGATTCAGTAAAATTAGAATACGAAATATATTAGGGCGATAAACGAATAAAGGAAAATTATATAGGAGATTATAAATTTTCTTAAACAATTTTTTATTGGGGCGACCGACAAAGAAGTCGCCCCATTTGTTTTTTATAAAAAAATTTGCTATAATATTATTATAAGAAATGGGAAAAAGAAAAAGAATATTTAGTTACTAAGATTAATAAGGTATCTAAATCTTTGTTAAGCATTTCTCAGAAGTTTGGTTATCAAAGAATTAAAGCAAGATTAAAGTTATTTATTTGATTTATCTTTTATTATATGATATAATATATATAGAAAATATGAAAGGAAATGATAAATAATGAGTAGATTCCCGCTTGACAAGTACAAGTATTATTTTGCGACCGATACAAATGGTATGCCATATAAGGTATATGCTGTCTCTTCTTATGCAGGGCGTTCGGTTAAGGGTGGCGCAAAGTGCGACCCCAGAGATGGGTTCAATGAAGAGGCCGGCAAGCGTCTCGCAGCACTCCGTTGCAATAAGAAGGTGGCAGAGCGTAGAATGGCTCGTGCGGCGGCCCGTCTCAGGGAGGCCGAAGACTGGCTTAGAAAGGCAGAGAAGTCTGTTGAGAAGTATCGTGAATACTACAGTGATGCAGTAGACCTTTTGGCGGAGGCGAAGAATGAACTGGAAGATTGCTTGGAAAAGATGTAAGGAACTAATTTTTCCTTACGCAAAACGTGTAAGTGAGCTGGAAGATGTTGCGGAATTTTGGTTTAACGCATATAAGGTGAGAGGACAAGAGGCAGATAAGTTGCGCTCTGAGAATAAAAAGTTGCAGGGTAAACTCGAAGAAGTCTCCGTTTCATTTGATGAGCTTGCTGCGAAGTATGAGAATTTGCTCGCTCTTCAGAAGGTTAAATTTGCCATGTCTGATCCGCCTGCTTATCAGGAGACCAAAAACGCCGCATCTAATCTTTCCGCCGCGAATTCCGACTTTTGGGATAGCGATTGGAATGATATGACAAACGGCTTTAAAAAGTGGTGGGATAAACTTCATCACTCCTGATAAAAGGAGAATTATTTATGTACATTTGCCCTACCTGTGGACGTTCTTTTAGAACCGAAGAACATATTCAAAAACATTTTCTAAGTTGTTGGAAAGAGCAGCATCCTTACCATAAGTCTGTTCCCGCGCCAAAGGGTGAGGATGTTGTCATTAATGAGGTAGAAGAAGGAGTCTTGGACTTTTTCTCTGGGCTAAAAAGATGATTGAAAATGTGATGGTTAAAACCCACTTGATTGTTACCTCAATTCATGAGGAGTTTACAATTAAATGGTGCGGAAAAATTATAGATACAAAGCCAATATTTAAAAATGATATGCCTGTTTTCACAATTATAAGTAGTGTTAGCCGCGTAGAACTTAATACTTGTGATATGAAACGAGTTGAAGAATGCGCAAAAAAGATTACTTGTCCTCGGGGACGAGCCGCCGTGACTACGGATAAGGCATATATTTATATTCAAGAGGTTGATAATCATGAAACATTAGTGGGCATTGTAACACATAATCATGTTAAGAAATATGCTCCAATGTTTGACTCTGTGGGATATAAAAGTTGATTTTTTAAAAAAAATATGATATAATATATATAGAAAGTTAAGAGAGCGGTAATAAAAAATCGCTCTCTTAAGATGCCAGATGATGCGGTGTAGCGTAACGGTAGCGCAGGGGATTCTAAATCCTCGGGTCTGGGTTCGACTCCCAGCGCCGCTGCCAACTTTATATGCGCCGGTGGTGGAATGGTAGACACCGCGGACTTAAAATCCGCTGAACGCAAGTTCGTGGGGGTTCGAATCCCCCTCGGCGCACCACATATGCTCTCGTCGACTAACAGGTGAGGTCCTCGCCCTTTCGTTAGATTAGTTTAAAGTAAAATTTTGGTCATTGTAGTTCAATTTGAGATGAAGAATGGCTAAAGATATAAGTGCAAGTCTTATATCTAACACCAAAGGCGAAAATGCTGGGTTCGAATCCCGCCGAGAGTACCAGAGTATACAAATACTCATTCGCGCGAATAAAAATCTTATTATCTGCGGGATACAGAAGTTGAGACTGTTGACCGTAAAAAGCATAGGGAGGCTTTAAAATGAAATTTTATTCAGAAGTTACAAAGAGTTTTTATGATTCAGTTAAATCTTGTGAAGAGGCTGAGAAAGAATATAATAAGGCTCTTGACGAAAAGAAGGAAAAGGAAAAGGCTTTGAAGGCAGAGCGTAAGGCGCGTGCTGAGGAGCTGTCGGATGCTTATAAGGCAATTAAAGAGGCGGAAAAGAAATACTCCAAGCTTCGCAATCAGTTTGTTAACGATTATGGTAGTTATCATATGACTTTTACTGATAGTGACGTGGATAATCTACTCGACCCCTTCCGATTTTTCATTTTTTGATTTTCGGTTGTAATTTATAGCGAGAGTCTTTTTTATTAAAGCTCTCGCTTTTAATATTTGCGTCCTGAACTCAAGCGGCCTTGAGACCGGTCTTGAAAACCGTGGGTACCAGCAATGGTATGGGGGTCGGCACCTCCGGGGCGCGCCACATGATTTTATTTGACATTTTATAAAAAATTTGTTATTATAATAATAGAAAAAGGTGAATAATCTTTTTTAACTTCCCCTATATAACTAATTGGGATTTTTAATAATGAAAATCCCAATTACATGCTGGATTAGCTCAGAGGCAGAGCAGGCGCCTTGTAAGCGCCAGGTCGAGATATCGTAATTCTCATCCAGCTCCATGAAGACGGTTCGAGTCCGTCTCGCTGATCGAGGTTAGGTAAGCGCATGCGATCATTAGCTTTCTCTATAGGTCTGGTCTTATTGACTCCTGTAGAGAAAGCGCCTAGGTAATATGCAGAAATACTCAAAAGATGAAGAGGAATAATTATGGCAATTAAAATAATTAGTAAGGGAAAAGAACCTGATAATCCTATATTTACCCAGCGATGCCCTAAATGCGATTGCGTTTTTACCTATCAGAAAGAAGATGCTCATAGAAAGCCTACCGGTGGATATTATCAAGACTTTGACATTGATTTTATGAACGATTGGAGACAAAGAATTATAATATCTATTGAATGTCCTTGGTGTCATAAAAAGATTTATTTAAAAGACGAATATATATAAAAAATATAAAAGATTACAATATAATTGTTCATAGCTGTTAATTATGCGGCAATACTCAAAAGGTGAAGAGGACTGATTGCTAATCAGTTAGGCGGCTTTTAGCCGTGCGAAGGTTCGAATCCTTCTTGCCGCGCCAAATTAAAGAATGTTGAGAATATAATTATATGGTGGAGGAATAAAATGAAAATTGAAAACAAAGTTTTTCGATGTTCTAATTATGCAACCTCGGCACTAGAAGAGGCGCTTGATGCATTTTCTAAGGAGGGTTATAAATTAGTTTCTACCCAGATGGCTAAGAATCTTTATGGGACTGAAGTAATGTATTTGTTTTTTACGAGGAAAGTAAAAAGCAAAAATCAGACTTATAAGGAGAGTCGTTAATGGATTGTTACAATTATTATTGTTCATTGGAAATGTATTAAGTAAAATTTTGAAAGGAGTGGTAGCGACATGGTATATTTATATGAATCTCATGTGGGTGGATTGTATATTAATGAAGAGTGTTTAAACTTTGAAGATCTTTATTGCGAAGAATGCGGCGATAGTGATAATCTGCTTGGGAGTTTTGAAACGCTCAAAGAGTTCTGGGATCTTGTCAAAGATGAGTGCGACATTAACGGGAGCGGGGGGCTTTCGTTGTCATATTTGTATCCAATCATTGTTGAGGAATTCTGTCTTCCATATGAAGTTGCTTACGAGAACGACTATGCTAGGGACTGTGGATACTGCTGTAACAGTGACGAAGAGATTCTCAGAAATATTGAAGATGCGCTGAAAAAAGATTACCGCGTCAAGGAGGATTGATATTTTATGGAAACTTGGGACTGTGAGTCTTGTATTTATTATCCGCCTAGCTCTTGTGATGGTAAACCATGCTCTGTTTGCGACCCCGATGACCCGTTTTTAAATTGTTATGAGAAAAAGGAACATTAAAAAGAGGTAAAGAAATGACTGAAATTAAGCTTAAAAATGGTGAAACTGGCTATGAAGCTGTTGCAAGATATATTTACCGCTATTGGAATCATTATCGTTATACTGATTCTGTCCTTGTAAAGCTAGCTATTAGTTATAACGGCGAAGATTGGGAAACGCTCCCTGTACAAATAGCTTCTCCAAATGGTTTTAGGGGCGATGGCGGTATTCTGTTTGATGTAGATTGGTGGGAAGGCGAGAAATATATTCGACTTTATGGCATTAAATTTTCGGATTTTTTCGAGGTTGAAGGCGGTATTTATGAGTGATTTTAAATATAAGGAGGATATTAACAGTGACACCAAAAGAGTTTAAAGAAAAAGCTCAAGAGATTTTTGACAAAAATAAAGGTTATGCTGGCGAAAGTGGGCATATGGAAATAGATGACTTAATGCAAGAATGTCTTAGAAGTCTTGGATACGGTGAAGGAATTGATATTCTTTTTTCTATGAATAGTATTTGGTATTGCTGAATAACAGAAAGGATATGCGCTTGTAGCTCAGTTGGTAGTAGCACCGCACTTTTAATGCGGGTGTCGCGGGTTCGAGTCCCACCAAGCGCACCACAATTTTATTTGTACCTTATTTTATTTTTAATTCTATTTAGTTAATTAATTTTATTAAGGAGATATATAATGTTTAAAGCTAAGAATGTTTGTCTGATTATTAGTGTGGCGTTGGCTATTCTGTGTCTCATCTTTATGATTTACAGTTTTTGCGATGCATCGAGTGGTGTAAATGGTGTTGACTCCGCCGAATCGGTGGGTACGGCGATTGGTATGGCACTGGTTGCGCCTTGTCTGGTAGCCGGTGGCATAGGAACTATTCTGCATACTGTTGGTGGTTGTATTTATAAACGTGGTCTTGTACTTGCTGGCGTAATCTGTGAGTGTGTATCTATCCTGCTAATGATTACTTGGGGCGTGTTTTATATTCCCGCTATTGTCTTTGGTTTTATTGGCTATGCCAAGATGCCCAAAAAGGTCTAAAATCTAAATATTTAGTAGGCGTGTCTGGTTAAGACACGCCTATTTTTGATTTTTATTAAAAAATATGATATAATATTTATATAAAGTAAAAGAGGATTATAGGAGAGGATTGATTATGACCTGCATTATTGGATTTGTTGATAAGAAAAATGACTGTGTATGGATGGGAGCTGATAGCTTGGGGAGTAACGGATACACAAAGAGTGTAAATACTCAACCCAAAGTGTTTCATCATGATGTTTTTAAAAATGTAGTAATGGGTAGTACGACTACATTTCGTCATATTGATCTTCTAAAATATAGCGAAAATTTATTCCCCGAGGTTGATTTCTATAAAGATAAAGAGATTGACCATAGATATATAGTTAAAACATTTATTCCCAATCTTATTGCTCTTTTCCAAGGAAATATTCCCAGTGAAAGTGAAACAAATAGAGGCGCTAATTTTCTCCTCGGGGCAAAAAATAAACTTTTTGAAATTCAAAATGATTATTCAGTTCTCGTGCCGGATCGTGATTTTGCGGCGGTCGGCTGCGGGCGAGATGTCGCAATCGGGAGCCTGATTAGTACGACTCAATATTTCAAAGATGATCTCAGTCCAGTTGACCATATCTTATACGCGCTTAGAGCCGCATCAGATTATTGTTGTGGCGTTCAGGGGCCATTTGTAATCATTAATACGATGAATGATGAAGTATTAACGTTTGATAAATAATAGAGGAAACTAAGTATGTATTGTGAATATGGACACGGACGCTGTACTGCGCCAGATACAGAATGTATTCATTGGATGGAAACGTTCTGTGAGATGGATGCTACTATCGTTGTGAGAGATTGTCACAAATGCGTCTATGAGATTGAATGTCATCGCAATCCGATAGGATGCATGTCCTATAAAAAAGATGTGCCTGATGGGGGCTATTACGGTTAAAGAAGGGGATATTATGGTAATGAAAATTGCACATTATAATGACGGCAAAGAAAAATGGCAATCTCATTCGTGCTTTTTATTTAATGATGCTGATAAATATTTTAACTTTGATTTAACAAGTATCCATGGGTATGGAGAAACACAAGAAGAAGCAATAGAAAATCTCAAGAAAGAACTTGATTATTATTTCCGTGAGCTTCGCGCACTTGAGAAGATGCTTTATGAAACAAATGTATTAGATAATGATATTGTTGAAGTTGATTGCTTGGGAAGAAAAATAGAAAGGGGATAATAAAGATGATGATATGTGAAGAGGGCAGACATTGTGCTCTCTGTAATGACACATGTTCTTCGTATATTAGAGTAGTCCCAGTAGCAGAAATTGAAAAAACCAAAGAAGCAATAAGTAATCTCATTTATAAGACATTTGATAATATTTATTGCGATAATTGTCGATATAATAATACAGCAATAGAGGATAGTAATTATTATTATTGTGAAAATTGTCATAGAAAGGCAATGAATTGGAGCGTAGCGCGTTCGGTCTGTGATGATCTGGCAGAAAGAATTTTAAGTGAATAAGATGAGATATTGGATTGATGAACAGACGGGTTGTAGAATGTGTGAGCCAAATTGTGCAGATGAATGGTTGCAATTTATGTGGGAAATCGGCTGCGATTATGATGGGTATAATGATGTGAATAATCTAAAACAGCTTATTGATGAATTGGTCGATGCATCTATTCAGGCGAGAGAATGCTTACATAAAGGAAAATTGTTCACAACCGAATAATTAATCAATTAGAACTTGGTTAAGTTAGCATACTATTTTTGGAGGATTTATATTCATGACAGCGAAAGAATTAATTAATAATAGCGATATGATAGATTGGTGGCAAAAAAAAGACTTGTATGATTTGTTAGATAAATACCCTGAGATTGAAATTGCCACTCGTGAGCAGCTTGAGGAGTTTGCACAAAAAAGATATTGGGATGTGCAAGTACTTATGGATGAAGTAGATAGGATTGAATCAGAAGCTGATCAAATTAACATGTTTCTAAAGTGGTTTTATGAAGAGTTGCATAAAGGAGAATAAAGAATGGTAGAAGGAATAACTATACTAAATACCACGGCTATTACTGGCTTGCCTACATGGGTATCAGTATTGGCATTTGTAATATTTTTTATCGGAGCAATCGTATTTGCTGTGTCTATGATCCTTGATGGGCCGGTTTGGGTAACTGCATCTTCTCTTATGATCGGGTTAATTGTCATGATTGCTTGCGGAATTTTTAAATATACTGTTAAAACTGGCGGATACCGATACGAATGTATTATTGATGATTCTGTGTCTTATAACGAGGTTGTTGAGAACTATAAAATTGTAGAGCAGCGCGGTGACATTTGGGTATTGGAGGATAAATAATGGTCAATGAATTCCAATGAAATTATTAAAACTGAGTAGGATTTAAAGGATTTGGGTTATCATATTACAAATAATATGATTAAATCTATTGATGTAGATATAATCGCGCACTTTGGAAATTGCACCTGTTTTGAAATCATTTGTACAGATATACACCTGATGGGTGTTTATAATAATACTAAGTCTCTTGGCTTTTTAATTAGAGCATTTGTTGAGCTATTTGATTTATCCCGAGAAGATGGAATAAAATTAACTAATATCAAAAATGTTCCATGTAGACTTGTCTTTGACGGCGAACCGAGCTATGGTGCAAAATGCATTGGCTTTGGGAATTTTATGAAGGATAAATTCGTATTAATAGAAGACTTTGTAAAAATAAATGAATTTTAAAAATATTAAGAGGGAGCGGTGATAATAAATGAAATATTTTGTTGTGTCTGATGTTCATGGTTTTTTTAAGGCGATGAAAGCGGCTCTTAATGAGGCTGGTTTTGAAAACGGCAACCCGAAGCATAAACTCGTAGTGTGCGGTGACCTGCTTGACCGCGGCCCGCAAGCTAAAGAAATGGTAGCGTATATGCGCGACTGCCCCAATAAGATTCTTATTCGAGGTAATCACGAAGATCTTTTTGAAGAGTGCTGTGACCGGCAGCAATTTTGGTCGCATGATATTTCTAACGGTACGGCAGATACAATTTGTCAGCTCGCCGGTAAAGACGATCCATTTAACGTAGATGAAAAAGACTTTATTAAAGCCCATGCAATTTTTTCTGTTTTGCTCGATCAAATGGTGGATTATTATGAGACAGAAAATTATATCTTTGTCCATGGGTGGATTCCCGATGTAGGAGATTATAAAGATTTTTATGGCATCGACTGGCGAAAATACCCCATGAATGGACGCGCATGGAAAGAAGCTCGCTGGCGGAACGGCATGCTGGCCGCCGCCACTGGAAATATTGTAAAAAACAAAACTATTGTGTCAGGTCATTGGCATTGTTCTTGGGGTCACGCCACTTTTGACGAAGATTCACCCCCGGAATGGGGGAGTGACGCTGTTTTTACCCCCTATTACAGCAAAGGCATCATTGCGATTGATGCTTGTACGGCATATTCTGGTTTTGTAAATTGTCTTGTATTTGAGGATTAAATATAAACAGAGTACTTTTTAAACGCTATATGGAAGAATTGCAAGAGATGGAAGAGAATATGGAGGCTCTAAATAAAGCCTTTGGAAAGCTGGATTCAGATTTCTGTGGATTCTATATTTCAACGGCAATTATTCTTCCTATTGAAATTCTGGAAGACGCCTTGAATGATGATGCCCATTGGCTATCATATTTTGTTCATCAAAAAGACTGGTTGCGTTGTTATAATAAAACCGATATTAAAATCGGCGGTAAAAATGTCGAGATTAAAGACTGGGGTAACGTATACGATTTCATCACAGGCCCTGATCGTTCTTTAAAGAGAAAAGATACATATTAAAGGAGAGATATATAATGGAATATTTAGCGATTGAAAAGGATGAATTGGTTGGCCTCCTCTCTGCCGCTGATAAGCTTTACGCTCTAAACTGCGGCGGCGTAGATAATTGGTCATGGTATTGGGACTCTTTAGACGATTATCTTCGCAGCTGGGCTGCAGAACATAACTTCGATCCCGATGAGGACTGGGGTTTTGCGGATATCGCTGCAGAAGATGTAAAACGTTATCCGACCGTAGAGAAATTTATCCGTCATAAAGAAGAATGATTATTTTTAATCATTCTTCTTTTATTGATTTATATATAAATATATGATATAATATATATATAAAGAATAAGGAGTTGGTAATATTTATGGAATTCAAGATCTTTGATTACGCAAACAAAATTAAATGGTGTAGCACCCCAGAGGACGAAAAGCCCTGTGCGATTTTAATTTCAGTTATTAGCGGAGATGAAACTGTGGTTGTGTTTACTGACGCGGATAAACTATACCAATTTGAGTCAAGTAACACCCGTTTTACAGATTATAACGATGGCGCATATCTTTTGCGTGATGCGGAAAATATTGCTGATTGGTTTAAATGGGAGCCTGGTTGCGGCGAGGAAGATGCAATATATTCTTATTTAAGACGTGATAATTTTAGTAATTGTGCAATTTGAAAAAGGAGTGTAAAATAATATGAGTGAACATTGTGGTTATGTAGTATCAGTAGAAAAGCTCCGTCCTCACACTAATGCAGACAGACTTCGGGTTGCAACTTTTTTTGGTAGTGATACTTGCGTGGGGCTGGACGTAGTAAAGGGCGAGATTGGCATCTATTTCCCTTCAGATCTACAGCTAAGTGGAGAATTTTGCGTGGTAAATCACCTTTGCCGCAAGAAGCCGGATGGTACACCTGATACTGGATATCTTGACCCCGAGAAGCGTAATATTAGACCCATTAAGTTGCGTGGTGAGAGATCGGACGGTATATTTATGCCTATTTCTTGCCTTGAATATACCGGTGTGAATCTTGATGATATTAATATTGGTGATACTATCACTGTGGTTAATGGACATGAGATTTGTAAGAAGTATATTCCTCGCGGTCGTAATAGCAATAATTCCGCAAAGGGTAAGGGTAATAAGACTCATAAAAAGCATGTGCCCGTAGCCCCACTCTTTACCGAGCATGCTGATACCGAACAGCTTGCATATAATCTCGGTGCCTTTAAGCCTGGCGATGAAATTGAGATTACTTTGAAGATGCACGGCACCTCGCAGCGGACGGCATATTTGCCTATCTTAAAGGGTTATAAGCGAACCATCTGGGATAAGCTGTTTGGTCGTGAAGGTACTCCTATTTATGATTGGGGTTATGTGTCTGGTACCCGCCGCACTGTCTTAGATGATTGGGATGGCGGTTTCTATGGCAGTAATGCATTCCGCAAGCAGCATCAAGATAAGTTTCTTGGCAAGCTGCACAAGGGCGAGGAAGTCTATTATGAAGTAGTTGGGTTTACTGATAGCGGCACTCCTATTATGAGTAAGGGCAATAATAAGAAGCTCGATAAAGATTTTGTGAAGCAGTATGGCGAAGAGACTGTATTTAGCTATGGCTGCTCACCCGATGGCAGTGACGCGCCCCAGTCCGATCTATATGTATATCGTATGACCACGACTAACGAAGATGGTGATGTTGTAGAATATTCACCTGATTTCATGCGTTATCGTTGTGAGCAAATGGGGGTAAAGTGTGTTCCTGTTATGTGGAGAGGTTTTGCTGATGAAACTATTGATTGGAATGATGCAGGTATGACTGCAGGAGAATGGGTAATGGAAAAGGCAGAGCAATATTATGATGGTCCCGACCCCATTGGTAAGACCCATGTGCGCGAAGGCGTAGTCGTTCGTATTATTAATCGCCCTAAGTTCTGTGCCTATAAGACCAAAAACTATTCATTCAAAATGCTGGAAGGCCTAATTAAGGAATCTGCGGCGGCGCCTGATATGGAGGAAGCCGAGGAAGTTAATAATGAAAATTGATGAATTGATTGAACATTTAGAAACAGACGCAGAATGGGCTTTCGCCAATGAATGGGAGTCCCCAATCTGTCTATCAGATGATATAAATGATGCTTTAACTATTTTAAGAACCATTGCAATCCTTAATCGGACGGACATATTAGATAAAATTAAATATGTATTAGAGGATTATCTATAAATAAGATGTTATATAATTATTAGGCTGAGGGGTGAGGGGTTCTTGATGATGTACAATGAGCCACGCGCTGTTAGATGTACTCGCGCCCATGTTTATAAAGACAAAGGACGCTTGTATATTGACTATTGGGGCATCGATGAAGACAACCCAAAAGTTGAAATTCATATTCCTAAAATGTCATTAGATCTTAAAAGTATACAATTTAATACTGATAGTATTAAAAATTGGTATACAGGTACAGTAATAAGTAGTAGAGAAATTATGGTTAGTTCGGATAAAGATGAGTATTTTGAAGTACTGGTGAAAGATGAAAGAAAAAACAAAAAATTTCGATGATATTGTCCCAGTAGTACATGGGCATTGGATTTTAGAACGAGAGCCAAGTAAGCCTCTTTATCTTCGCTTTCGTTGTTCTGTTTGTGGTAATGACTACCGCTATATTGGAGCTGTCGATATTACACCAGGTGCGCATAGGCAGTGGGAATGGTTCGACGAAGACACTGGAATGCCGTTAAACGTGGCGACTTTTGACCATTGCCCCAACTGCAAGGTGAGAATGGATGGTGACGAAAATGTCTGACTATATCGAACGTAAAGCTGTTAAAGAGCTAATCAATATTGATTATGGTGGCTATCATGATGCCATAGATCGTATCCCTGCCGCAGACGTTGCTCCTGTGATACACGCCCATTGGGCGCATCTTGGTGGAGACGAGTGGTGCTGCTCCGCCTGCGGTTTCGTCATCACTACTGAGGGCAGTTGGGATAAGCCCATTAAAAAATATTGTGAGGACTGCGGCGCAAGAATGGACGAGGTGGAATGATATGGAAACAGTAAATTGTATGTTATGCGATTGCCGTCATAAGGATAATGGAAATTGTACTGCGGTCGGTGGATTCTGTACGGCAGTGCCAGCCGCGCACTGCCCAATGCTACGGGCATATTTAAATACTGGTTGTACGCCAGAGGAATGTGCAAATGCGGTGAATATCATCAGAATTGCTTTTAGTGATGATACATCGAAGGCAGAGCGGATTCGTAAGTTGCTAAAGGCTGACGAGGAAGGGCGGCTAGTAGTATTGCCGGAAGGAGAAAAAAGCAATGATTAGTAAAAACCATTTTATTGATGTAATGAAACAGCTTGAGGATCTTAGAATCAAACAAGATAATTTGGATATTGCATTACACGATCTTTGCGACAGCAGCTTTGGGTCTTTTTATATAGCGGATTATCAAGATATTATAATTGATATTCTTGCAGAGGACTTTAACGATGAATCCCACTGGCTGGAATATTTCTGTTATGAAAATAACTGGCTAGCTGATTATAGGCAAGAAAAAATTACGCTAAAAGATGGCTCCCACCCAAAGATTAACAATTGGGGCGATGTATACGATTTCCTTACCAATATAGATCCCATAGACGAAATTCCATGCGATGCATATCATTTTAATGCTTATACCGGCATGGGTCATTGTTGGGCGACCCCTGAGCGAGATTGGTGTAACTGTGAGGGAAGAAAAAAGCTGTGCGGGCTAAAAAGGTAATTAACGCTTAGCAAAATTCTTAAATTGATTTTATTTAAAAAATATAATATAATATATATATAAGAAATAAAGGAGGAAGTAAATTATGTTTGGATTTGATAATATGTTTAATGGATGTTTTAAGCCTGTCGCCAAGGGTATGTGCAAGCTTGGTATGAATGGTCAGCTTGCTATTAAGACTACTACTTATCTCAGTAGATGATTCTCGTTCCTCCTATAGCTGGAATAATCAGCAGAACGCAGTAGATAAAAGCTGGATTAAAGTAATCGGTGAAGACCATTATCGCACATCTAATCTTGAAAATCTTGCCGATACAATTATTGGTATTATCACTGAGCATGCCATGGGACGTATTAATAATTCATTTATCATTGACGCGGATACGGAAGAAGTAAGTTGGTAATGTAGAAAGGGCGGTGCTATTATGGAGCATGAAGTAAAAATAGTAATTGGTGCTAATTTTGGCGATGAAGGCAAGGGTTTAATGAGTCATTATTTTGGTCTTAAGGCACTTGACGAAGGTAAGTCCCCTATTACAGTTTTTCATAATGGCACTGCCCAGCGTGGCCATACCGTAGATTATAATCCCAAATCGCGCCATGTATTTCATCATTTTGGCTGTAATACCAAAGAAGGTGTGCCTACCTATTTTGCAGATTCGTTTCTTGTCCACCCTATGGAATTTTATAGAGAGTTCAAGGAACTTGGTTTGGCCGCTGGTAATTGCTATTGTCACCCTAACTGTGTAGTAATTACGCCCTATGATATGTTAATTGACCACATGATAGAAGATTGGATAGCGTATCAGTATGGCGAACGTGAGCATGGTTCTTGTGGTTATGGATCATGGAGCGCCACGGATAGAATTAATCAGCGCCCTGAGATAGCATATACTATTAAGGATTTCCTTGATAATGATAAATTCTATATTACCATGATGCGAGATCAGTGGAATTGGGTAGTATATCGTGCAGCACAATTCGGCATTGAAATAGATGCATTGCCTCAATATAAAGAATATTTTGAACCTAATTCCATTAGACGCAGAAATCTAGAATCTAATTTTAATTATGAATTGCATGTATTTTATCAACAAGTTCTAATAGTAACGATGGATGATGTGTGGCGCCGCCACAATTATCTCATTTTTGAGAACGGCCAGGGTCTTGGTCTTGATAAAGATGTTGATAATGAATGGCACACTACCTCATCTACTGGACTCACCAATCCATATCGTTTGATTGCCGATTATGAAGATTTTAATGCCGAAGTATGTTATACGACTCGTTCCTATTTAACACGCCATGGACTTGGGCCTATGGAATCTGAAGTTGAAAAACGTCATATTAATAGCGATATGATAGATAGGACAAATGTTCCTAATGAATTTCAAGGTAACTTACGTTATGGCTATTATAATGATGTAGAGCAAAAACAAAGAATCGCTAAAGACTGGTTAATTGTTGAAAACGATAAGCGATTTACTCAGGCAATTGCTACTACTCATTGTAACGAATTTCAAGAGGTAAGGAACTATAGTAAATATTATAGTGATAGTCCTTTTGCAGTTAAAAAAAGGGATTAATAATAAGGGAATACCTAAATTGGTATTCCCTATTTGTTTTTTTATTAAAAATATGTTATAATATTAATATAAAAGAAAAAAGGAGAAATAAAAAAATGAAGAAATTCATTTTGCGAGATGACGCAATTAATCTTGCTATTATATATAAAGCAAGCGACGCGCATATTGCTTCACTTTGTAAATTGCCAGGCACTACCGGTGATAATGATGATAATAATGAGGATAATTTTACATCATTTATTACAACTTCATATACACATTCATATAAGCCTGATACCCCTATAGAGATGCGTCAATGCGTTAAATGTTCCTTCATGACTAAAACTAGTGCATTAATGATTGATAGTTTATGGAATTATTGCCCAAAGTGCGGCAGGAGAATTTATAAGAAATAAAAAGTAAAGGGTTGATACCAATGATTCAGGTTGATATATCATGTCACACTAGCGGACAGGATATTAATGAATATTTGCGGCTTTGGCAAAGCAAATATACCAAAAGAAAGATAATTAATGTAGATACAACGCCAGTAGAACCGGCGGGTTGGTTTCTAACGATAGTATATGAAATGGAGGTAAGAATGTGAATTTCCGTGATGAAATTAAAACTATGAATGTCCTAAAAGCTCATTATAATGAAACTCTTGATTGCTTTAAAGAAAATCGAGTTATTGGAGTTTTCTTGGCTGGTAGTCAGAATTATGGGCTTGAATATGAATACAGCGATGTAGATAGTAAAGCTATGCTTCTCCCTTCGCTTGACGATATTATTTTTAATAATCAGCCCATTAGCACCACTCATATTCGAGCCAATAATGAACATATTGACTTTAAAGATGCACGGCTAATGATTCAGTGTTTTTATAAACAGAATATCAATTATTTGGAGATTTTGTTTACCGACTTTTTCATTGTAAATCCAAAGTATATCGAATATATTGATTTTCTCCGCAAAAATGCCGAGTTGGTTGCGCATTACGATCCTAAGAAAGCTGTTTGTACTATGGGCGGAGTCGCCAAAACAAAGTATTCTAATATAACTAAAGATACTCCCGCTAAACATCAAATCATTCAGGAAAAAGGATACGATCCGAAAGAACTCAGCCATTTGATTAGAATTGAAGATTTTCTACGGCGCTATATCGAGGGAGAGTCTTTTAGAGAATGTCTGTATCCGAAAAACCGAGATTATATTTTGAGTATCAAGCGAGGCATTCTTCCTCTCGGAGACGTGACACGAGTGGCAGAAAAAACATATACAAATATTCAGCGTATTGTTAATGAATATGTCGCAAATTATCAAGAAGATGCAGTTGCTCTTTCACAGAGAAGCGCCGGTAGTCTAATTCTAGATACAACCCAGAGGAATCTGATGGAAAACTACTTGAGAGAGGAGCTGAAAAGCTAATGCCGCGGATGCCTCAAAAAATGGATTTTAATTATTTTTATTGTCCCAAGTGCGGCCAGCGCGGTTATGAGCTCCCGCGACCGAGCGGGCACCGGCGCGAAAAGTTTCACCGCAAGTGGCTTTATTGTCCGCATTGCCGCAAACAGGTAAATATGATCGAATGTAAAGACGACGAAGATATTTATGAATTTAAAACACAATTTGCAGAAGGAGTGATTACATGAAAACTTTGTTTATTTTGTGCGGCGTCCCCGGTTCGGGAAAATCGACTTGGGCCTCGAAGCAGTTTGGAGAAGAAAACGTAGTCTCGCGGGATAAGATCCGTTTTTCTTTCCTTGATAATGAATCGGATTACTTTGATAAAGAGACGTTTGTGTGGGAAGAATTCATCCGTGAGATCCAGAATCGACTGAATAGCGATGAAGAGATCGTGGTAGCTGATGCTACACATATTAATAAACGTTCGCGGAATAAGCTGTTGAATGCTTTGAAGTTGTCTAACGAAGTTAATGTTATTCCTATCTTTTTTGATATTTGCCAGGCTGTATGTATGGAGCGTAATAGCCAGCGCGAGGGGAGAGCCTATGTGCCGAAATCGGTTATTCGTCGCATGGGGTATCAGTTTGAAGTTCCCAGATTCGAGGAGTCCGCACGCTATACGGAGATTTGGCGCGTGGATGCTCAGAATAATCTTGAAAAATTCGTGAGGAAGTGATAGATATGATATATTTGTCCTCAGATACGCATTTTGGCCATGCTAAAGATTTTTTGTGGCGCCCACGAGGATTCTCTAGTGTTGAAGAGATGAATGAGGGTATTATCGAGCGATGGAATTTGATTGTTGAGCCGGATGACGATGTATATCTCCTCGGTGACGTAATTATGGGAGATATTAGTAATCTGAATTATGTGCGGCGGCTCAATGGGAATCTACATATTATTTATGGTAATCATGATACCGATACTCGCATCGTCGCGTATAATACTCTTTATAACGTCGTAGAAGCTAGCTTTGGGGCTCGTTTAAAGCACGCTGGCCGCACGTTCTATTTATCCCATTACCCCACCCTAACAGGTAACACTGATGACGACCAAAAGCCTCTTAAGCGTCGCGTTTTTAATCTCTGTGGGCATTTGCATACGCAAGACCGTTTTTGTGACATGAAAAGAGGTTTTACTTGTTACCATGTAGAACTTGATGCTCATGATTGTTATCCAGTGAGTATAGATGAAGTCATTGAAGATATTAAAGGCTTTTACAGAGAGTGTTAATCGACACTCTCTGTTTCTTTTCGCCCAACTCCGTATTTTGAAGAAAATTCCATTTGGGGATTTTTTTCACCAATTTTTCTTTCCAAGTTGTGTTTTGTAGAAAAATATGTTATAATATAAATATATAAAGAATACCAAAGGAGAAGAATTTTATGAAGTCAAAAGACCCCTTATATTCTTGGGATTCTGCTACAGGTATAGCAAGTTGTATTTTAACTTATGAAGGACATACTTTCTGCGGGATGGCGACTTGTGCTCCCGAAGATCAAGATATGATGAGCGAAAAGACGGGACTCACAATTGCTGAATCTCGCGCTGTAATTAAATTAATGTGCTATTATCGAGAGCAGGTTCTTGCCAAGCTAGCCGCATTAAATCAGCTATATTATTCTATGAAACATAGCCAGAAATTTAATGCCAAATCTTATGAAAACATCATGTTACAAAGACAAATTTCTAATTATACCTATGAGCTTGCCGCGATTCGTGATGAAATTGCTGGCGAGCGAAAAGAGTTATGCACTTACATAAAGAAAAAGGATAAATTTTATCAGTCAGTAAGAAAAAATCGCACTCTTGATAAATTTAAAGATTTGAAGGTCGATGATTCACAGCTTGTTTTTGAATACCCCGGTGAAATAAAAGCAAAGGACAAAAAAGGATGATTCATCAAACACAAAAATTATATATATATGAAGAGTTTCCCCGAAGGAGGCAGCGTTTAGTGAATATTTATAATTTTTATGACACATGTAGTCTTTTGCTCCGGGTGGATGATCTATTTACAGTAGAAGAAAATATTGTAATTTCTTCTGTCACTTTAAATGAGTTAGAAAATATTAGAACATCGGCTCACAAAGATGAAAGTATAAAGCAAACTGCAAGAGAGTTACTCAGATTATTGGCTCATAATAAGGACAAATATACTGTATGGGTTTTCCAAGAAGATATGTTAATGCCTTTTAAAAAGAAAGGACTAACAATTACACCCGATATTCAAATTTTAGCTTGTGCTTTTGATTATGATAATCGGGTTCATCCCGATGAAACAGTCTTTTTTACTAATGATTTAGCCTTACAAAATATCGCTAATTTATTTTTTGGCAAAGATAGTATTAAAGAAGTTCAAACGGCGGATAAAGAAGACTATAGTGGTTATAAAGATATAATTATGTCAGAAGAAGAGATGGCATATTTTTACGAGCATCCATATGAGAATATCTATGGGCTAGAAATAAATGAATATTTAATAATTCATAATTCGGAAGGCGAAATTGTATCTCAACTATGTTGGACTGGCGACGGCTATAGGCACATTACTTATACGAATTTGGACTCCAATTTTTTTGGACGTATTAAAGCAATAAATGGAGATTCTTATCAAACTTTAGCCATAGATAGCTTAGTTAATAATAAAATAACTATGCTAAAAGGCAAAAGTGGAAGTGGCAAATCTTTCTTGGCTTTAGGCTACCTTTTTCATGAGTTAGAAAAAGGGCATATCAATAAAATAATTGTTTTTTGCAATACGGTTGCCGCAAAAAATGCTGCTAAACTTGGGTTTTATCCCGGAGATAAGGAAGACAAATTGCTAGATTCGTAGATCGGCAATATGTTATCCAGTAAATTTGGGGGCAAGTTTGCGGTAGAGGAATTAATTGACAGTGAAAAAATTATTCTTATGCCGCTTAGCGATATACGAGGCTATGATACTTCCGGCATGAAAGCAGGAGTCTATATCTCTGAAGCGCAGAATTTAGATATCTATTTAATGAAACTGGCTCTACAAAGAATTGGCGAAGATAGTATTTGTATTATTGATGGTGACTATAACACCCAAGTTGACGATGAAAACTTTGCGGGGGCGCATAATGGTATGAGAAGAGTGTCGCAGATATTCCGTGGCCAAGATATATACGGTGAAGTAGAATTAAAAAAGATTCACCGTTCCAGATTGGCAGAAATTGCTGATCAATTATAAATTACAAAGGGGGATAATAAAATCTATGGATGAATAGGTCAAAGAAACTACCTTAGAAGAATTAAATGAAACCGCCTTAGATGAATTATCTAACAATAAAGGGGAGGACGAATAATGGCTTATACTAATAGTCCTCTTGTTGATTACACTAGGATTTCTCCAAACCGTAGTGTAAATCGTAAACATACCATTGATACAGTTACAATTCATTGCGTTGTGGGGCAGTGCTCCGTAGAGACTTTAGGGACCATCTTTGCGAGAAGTTCATGCTAGGCTAGCGCTAATTATGGCATCGGCTATGATGGTCGTGTTGGCTTATATGTCGAGGAAAAAGACCGCAGTTGGTGTACTTCGTCCGCAAGCAACGACAATCGCGCTATTACTATTGAAGTTGCTAGTGATACGTATGACCCATATGCTGTTACTGATGCCGCATATAATAAATTAATTGATTTGCTAGTCGATATTTGCAAGCGTAATGATATTAATTAGTTGGTCTGGTCTACCAGTAAATATGAACGCATGAATCACTTAGATGGTTGTAATATGACAGTCCACAGAGATTATGCTAACAAAGCATGCCCAGGCAATTATTTATACAATCTCCATGGGCAAATCGCAGCAGAAGTTAATGCTCGTTTAAATTCAGAGGAGGATGAAGATATGACACAGGAACAGTTTAATCAGATGGCTAATAATTGGATCAGTGGTTTGGCTTCTCAGACCGAGGGTGCTGATTACGCGAAAGAAGCGCTTAGTTGGGGTAAGGAAAATGAATTACTTCTCGGCGACGAGTCTGGTAATCAAATGCCTAAGAGCTTTTTAACTCGTGAACAATTTATTACTGTTGTAAAGCGTTTCTATGAGAAATTGACTGTTTCTTTTAAGTAATATATGAAAGAAACAAATATAAAAATAGTAAAGCAACAAAAGAAACCCAAAGCAAAAAAGAAAAAAGAAAAACGGCACGGGGAATTTTCTAAAGTACTTCTTATCCAAGAATCTGTTCTTATTTGGATTATAACGATTGCTTTTATAAGTTTAGCTTATATGTGCATTCTTTTAGGATATCTCGGCAGTCTACCCTGGCTTACCGCCATGGTTTCTCTACCTTGGGGTGCTTATGGGGTTTCACAGGCGTTTTACTACAAGAAATCGCAAGCGGAAAATACAAAAAATGGAGTGAAGTATGAAAGTGTAATATAGGCACTTAATACGACAAAAGTTGCTGCTAATTCTACAAAACCTTCAAGTGGGGATTTTCCGATCTAATATTGAACGGGGACATTTTTAATTAAATGTCCCCGTTTATTTCTTTTCGTTGACTTTTTTTAGAAAATATGATATAATATATATATGAGTAGAAAAGGTACTCAGAATTTAATTTAGAAATGAAGGTGTCGTATTAAGAAAAAATGTCGTATGTAATTTATGTAGACGGAAGTGCTCACCCGAATCCCGGCCCTGGTGGTTATGGAATCGTTATCTTTAACGAAACTGGCTAGCTATTATCAGTTCATAATCGTTAGTATACAGATGCGGTGACAAATAATGAAATGGAATTAAAAGGAATCCTCTATACGATGCTTCATTTCGGTAAAGAACAGAATGTTATTGTATATTCAGATTCTAGTTATGCAGTATAGACTCTTAATAATTGGATGTTTTCATGGCAGAAAAAGGGCTGGATTAAATCCGATAAAAAGCCCCCAGAAAATTTAGAAATTATTAAAGCCTATTACGACCTATATATGCAAGGATATCGTATTCAATTGTCGCACATTAAAGGACACGTGGGTACGAAAGGCAATGAAATTGCCGATCAATTAGCAACAGGAAAAATAAGCAACGAGGAGGCAATGCATAAATATGGATGCTTATAATGCAAAAAGCATTAAAACATTAGAGGGCATTGAAGCGATTCGACTACGCAGTGGTATGTATATTGGTAGCGTGGGGCCGGAAGGTGTCCGCCATATTACTCTTGAAATTATCTCTAACGTAGTTGATGAATATTTAAATGGACATTGTAATAGATGTGAAATTACAGTAAAAAATAATAATGAAGTAACCGTTATTGATAATGGACGTGGTGTACCTTTTGGCAAACAGCCTGATGGTTCTGAGACTTTAGTTAATGTATATACAAAGTTACATACTGGCGCCAAATTCGATACTTCTGGAGCTTCCGGTTATAATACTTCTGGCGGCTTAAATGGCGTCGGCGCTAAAGCGACGAATGCCCTAAGTGAATACTTTAAAGTTACCTCTTATCGAGATGGAAAACGTGCGGCGGCCTCTTTCAAGCGCGGCAAACTTGTAAACTTTAATGTCGTCGCAGAGGCGAGCGGCCGCACAGGTACAGAAATTACTTTTCTGCCAGATAAAGAGATCTTTAAAGAGACGATTGAGCTTGATTATGCAACCCTTAAAAAGCAGCTCCAAGAACTAGCTTTTCTTTCTCCGGGTTTAACTTTTTCACTGACTTATAAAGATAAGCCGGAAGAAATTATTATTTCCGAGAATGGTATTAAAGATTATATTGAATATATTAATCAGGGTAAGAAAAAAATTACATCCGTTTTCTATGCAGAAACAGTAGAAAACCGCGTGGGCGTAAAGTTGGCTTTTCTGTATAATGATGGATATACAGATAATTATAAACTGTATACCAATTCCATTCCCAATAGTGGCGGAACTCATTTAACAGGCTTCCGCACAGCTCTGACTCAAACAATTAATGAGTATGCGCGAGAAAAGAAGTTGCTAAAAGAGAAAGATAGTAACCTCACTGGCGAAGAATTAAAGGAAGGACTCAGTCTAGTTCTTTCATTTATCATGCCTGATCCCGTTTTCTCTGGGCAGACTAAAGATAATTTAACTAGCAGTGAAGCGCGTCTAATTGTTCAGCGCTTAGTTTCCCAAGAGCTAAAGACTTGGTTTGAGACACATCCCAAAGATGCGAAAGCTATTGTCGAAAAAGCATTATTGGCGAGAACGGCTCGTGAAAAGGCAAAAAAGGCAAAAGAGGCTGTTCGTAATGTTGAGTCTGGAAAGAAGAAAACGGCTTTCTTGAATCTCCCTACCAAATTGGTAGATTGTTGGGGAAAGAAACGTAGTGAGTGTGAACTTTTCATTGCCGAAGGCGATAGCGCTGCATCGGGCCTCGTAGAAGCGAGAAATGCAGAAATTCAAGCCGCCTTCCCCATTCGCGGTAAAATATTAAGCGCCCGCAAATCTACAAGTGAAAAGCTGTTAGCAAATCAAGAGGTTGTTAATATTATCAAAGCTTTGGGATTAGAGTTTGATACCAAAACTGCTAAACTAATTTATGACCCTAAGAAGCTCAGATATGGTAAGATCATGATGGCGGTTGATGCAGATCCAGATGGTGCGGCTATCGCAAATTTGTTAATCACACTTTTTTGGGAGTTGTGCCCAGAGTTGATTATTAATGGGCATCTTTATGCTCCTAAACCGCCACTTTTTAGAGTCACAACCAAGAAAAATGAGTATATTTATTTGCGCGACGCGGCCGCTTTGGAATCCTATAAAGCGGCTCATGAAAAAGAGAAGTTCTCGGTCAACAGAAATAAAGGGTAAGAGATAGTCTGGCCCTTAGCCATTTTTCCGCTTATCAGCGGGGTCGCAAATGTCCTTGCGGCTAACGAGGCAGTCTCTATAATATAATTTTTTAAAGGGCTCGTTGGACAAAAACGGCTCAAGAGAATAGAACAAAAATTATATTATATGTAAGAGATAATCTCGTGGGAAGAATTTAATAATTATATTTATGTATTATCTCTTATAATATTTTTATAAACGAGGTAATATAAATGAATAAAAATTGTGGTATTTATAAAATTACTAATACAATCAATTAGCATAGTTATGTTGGGTTAAGTAAAAATATCTCAACCAGATGGCGACATCATGTTAATGAAAGTCAAAATCTAAAAAGTAAAGAATATCAAAAAACATTATATAGAGCATTTAGAAAATATGGAATAGAAAATTTCTCTTTTGAAATTATCGAGTATTGCTCAGAAGATAAATTAGCAGAAAGAGAAATTTATTGGATTAACAAATTAGATACTGTCGAAAATGGATATAATGAATTAAATAGCTGGTAGCCAGAATTAAAAACTATTGGTGAACGACATCCAAACCATAAATTAACAGAAAAAGATGTTATTGATATTCGCACCAGATATGCTAATCATGAAAGATGTAATCAAGTTGAAGCATTATATAAAGATAGAATTGGTCATTCTGGATTTTCAAAAATTTGGAAGGGCGAAACTTGGAAAAATATAATGCCGGAAGTGTATAGTAAAGAAAATAAAAATTTTCATTTACATAATACTGGCAACGCTGGAACATCTAATGGACGAGCAAAAATTACAGAGCAACAAGTAAGAGATATACGTATTAGACGTAAAAATGGAGAAGCTCGTTCATCTGTTTATGAAGATTATAAAACTCTTTTAACCCTTGGGGGTTTTGATGGTATTTGGTATTATACCACTTGGAAAAATATAATTATTGATTAACCTGTATCGACTAGCCCCTTTGTCGGGGCGTACTGATGCTATTGATACGCATTGGGAAAAGGTGGCCTTTAGCATAAAAGAATGCTAAAGAAGAAATAGTCAGTACTTATGGTGACATAAGATAAACACGTAGGCGAAATGGATCCAGATGAGTTGGCCCAATGCTTGCTGAATCCAGAGACAAGATATATAGAACAAATTACTGTCGCGGATATAAAACAGGCAGATACTTTACTCGAGATTTTAATGGGTACGTCAGTACCGCCGCGGAAGGAGTATATTCTGCAACATAGTGAGGAGGCAAACGATGTCTATTGATATTTGTCAAGAGCTTCATCAAAATTTTATAGATTTTGCATATGAGGCTAATAGCCAGCGTGCTTTTCCAGACGCTAGAGATGGCTTAAAGCCCGGACAGCGTGCGGCTTTATGGTTGATGTTTAATAAAGGTTATACATCTAACAAAGCGCATGTAAAAAGCGCCAAGATAAGTGGAGCAATAATCGGCGAATTGTGGCCCCACGGCGAACAGGCTATGTACGAAACATTCGCTAGAATGAGTCAGCCTTGGATCAACAATATTCCTGAAGTAGATTGGCATGGATCAAATGGCAATCAGATTGTCAGCGCGGAAGCTGCGTCTCAGAGATACACAGAAGCGCGACTTTCGAAAGCCGCAGAAGAAGGAATGTTTAAGGGCATCAAGAAAAATAATGTACCGATGATTCCTAACTTTTCGGAAGATCAAATGTGGCCAGAGGTATTGCCAGCTGTTTTACCGCGACTTTTGGTGAATGGCTGTCAGGGTATCGGCGTTACAGTCGCAAACCATTGGACACTTTTTAATCTGCGAGAGGCTGCTGATTTAATTATTAAATACATTGAAACTAGCAATCTTGATTATGATAATTTCTATCCGGATTTCCCGTCTGGCGGTATTATCATTAATAAGAAGGATATTAAAACTATCCATGCCACCGGTAAAGGAAAAGTCGTACTCCGCGGCAAAGCAGAAATTAAGGGAAATAATATTTATATCACAGAATTACCCTATCAAGTATATGTAGAGCCTCTAATTGATAAGATTAAGACTCTCGTTGTACAGGAGCAAATCAAGGGCATTCAAAATATTTATAATAAGAGCGACAAAAAGAGTCTCTCAATTGAGATTGAGTGCTCAGAAGCGCCCAAAGGCATTCTAAATGGACTATATAAACTAACTGATTTGCAGAAAAGTTATAGTCCCAATCAGTATGCTCTAGTGGGCAAAACGCCTAAACTACTGACGCTTAAAGATTATATTGATATTTATATCAAACATAATGAATCTTGTATTCGTAAAGAATATGAATTTGATTTAAAGAAATCTGAAGCTAGAAAGGAAATCGTTGACGGACTCCTCAAAGCATTAGAAGATATTGATAATATTATTAATCTGATTAAGCAATCTGCTAGTAGCGCCGATGCAAAGCAAAACCTTATTAAGAAATATGGATTTTCTGACCCGCAGGCAACGGCTATTATTAGTATGCGGCTGGGCACCCTTGCGCACCTTGAATCGGTCGAGTTAGAGAAAGAAAGAGCTGAACTGATTAAGACCATTGAAAATTGTAAGATGATTGTTAATTCTGTGGAAAAACAATCTGAAATTTTGGTGACTCGTTTGTCAGATCTCGCGCAGAAATATGGTAATCCACGCCGCACAGAGGTTACTCAGATTGATACAAGCAAGAAAGAAGAGGAAGCCGCCTATGTGGCGCCAGAAGAATGTGTGGTTATACTCACTGAGGGCGGAACTATCAAGCGCGTCCCATCTAAATCTTATCATGTCCAAAAACGCGGAGGAAAAGGGGTAAAGACTCAAGAAGATATTATTTCCTCTGTCATCCGCACTAACACGGTTGACCAGTTAATGGTCTTTACAAATGCGGGTACGATGTATCGTTTATCCGTAAATGATGTACCAGAAGGTACTAATGCCTCTAAGGGAGTCAGTGTCAAATCTTTGGTTCAGATGGACACTACCGAGGAACCAGTCCTTATTTACTCTATTTATAAGGATACTACGGCTAAATATGTCGTATTCCTCACAAGGAATGGGACAATTAAAAAGACGCCTTTGGAAGATTATGTTAATACCAAAAAGAAGACAGGTCTATCCGCAATTAAGTTGCGCGAAGGTGACAGTATAGCTAGTGTTACTTTAGCGTCTGATGAAGAAATTTTTGTGATTTCTAAACTTGGAATGGTTATTCGGTATTCTTTGACCGAAGTATCGGCCTCTTCTCGCGCTACAATTGGGATTAAAGGCATTAATCTTGCGAAAGATGATGAGGCACTTACGTTACTTCCCATTAGAGATACTCAGGACGAACTTGTAATTATTACAGGCTCTGGGCTTGGAAAACGAGTCAAATTCATAGAAATCCCAAAGACTTCGCGTGGAGGAAAAGGAATTTCTATCTCAAAAGAATCTTCAGGCGTTGCCGCGGCCCTTTTAGCCAACGATAAAGATAAACTTTTAATTGTCGGTCTTACAAACTCAATTTGTATAGAGGGAAAAGACTTGCCAGTGTGCAGCCGTGCCGCCGGGGGTAATGTTGTTATTAAAAGCAAGGTAAAAAGCGCCAGTAAGGTTTGAAATATATAAAAAAATATGATATAATAAATATAACGAAAGGATAAAAAATCCAATGGATATGCGTGAATTAATTGACACTTTAAATGACGCTACAAAAGCATATGATTTGGGAAAGCCCATTATGGAAGATAAGCAATGGGATGATTTATACTTTTCGCTGGAGAAAAAGGAGCAGGAGTCTGGGGTATGTTACCCAGACTCTCCAACCCAAAGAGTAAATTATGAAATTGTATCAAAACTGAATAAAGTAAGTCATTCTCATCCGATGCTCTCCCTCTCTAAGACAAAAGAGATTAATTCAATTATTTCAATTTTCAAAGATAAGTGGACACTTATTATGAGTAAGTTAGACGGTTTAACCTGTTCACTTTATTATAAAGATGGAGAATTAAAGCGGGCAGAGACTCGTGGCAATGGGGAAATCGGTGAAGATATTACACATAATGCAAAAATCATTAAGAATATCCCACAGACCATTAATTATAAAAAGCCAGTTACTATAGACGGAGAGGTTTTATGTACTTGGAATAATTTTCAACCTTTTTCTGATGAATATAAGAATCCTCGAAACTTTGCGGCGGGCAGTATACGGCTCCTCGATTCGAAAGAATGTGCAGAACGTAATTTAAGCTTTGTGGTATGGGATGTTATTACTGATTTAGCATCTACCTTAGATTCAAAACTCGCTTGGGCAACAGAACAGGGTTTTGAGGTTGTACCTCATATCCTCGTTAGCGATGTAGAAGCTGAAGGTCAAAATGCCATTGAATGGATTCAATCCAATAAGACTTATCCGATTGACGGAGTAGTATTTAAAATCAATGATTGCGCGGAATATGCCGCAGCCGGGCGTACAGCGCATCATTTTAATGGTGGTATTGCTTACAAATTCTACGATGAGATATATGAAACGTCGCTTTTGGATATTGAATGGTCGCCTGGCCGCACAGGTGTCTTAACACCGGTTGCTTGTTTTGAAACAGTAGACATTGAAGGATCAAGTGTTGAACGCGCGAGTTTGCATAATATTAGTGTGCTCATTGATACTTTACATGGTTACGGTTATAAGGGACAAAAAGTTGGCGTTAGCAAGATGAACCTCATTATACCACAAATTATGTGGGCTGAGGATGCAAAGGACGATGAAGAAGAATTTACCGTGCCTAATTGTTGCCCTATATGCGGCGGCCGCACGGAAGTTATTACTTCTGATTCTAATGTACAGCAGCTTTATTGTGTAAATCTTGATTGCCAAGGGAAAATTATAAATAAACTCGAGCATCTTTTTGGGAAAAAGGGATTAGACATTAAAGGATTGTCTAAAAAGACATTTGAGAAACTCCTCGACTGGGGTTGGATTAATAGCCTTTCAGATGTATTTATCCTAAATGCCCATCGGGAAGAGTGGATTAAAAAAGCTGGGTTTGGAATAAAGTCAGTAGATACAATTTTAAATTCTATTAACACTGGAAAAACCACCGAACTGGTTCAATTTATCTCAGGGATTGGTATACCTCTTGTGGGAACCACTTATGCTAAAGTGATTGCGAAAAAGTGTCCAACATGGGAAGACTTTCGTTTAATGGTTAAGAATAAAGAGCCTTTTTATAATTGGGAAGGATTTGGCGGAGAGATTCATAAAGCTATTATGAATTTTGATTACTCCGAAGCTGACTATATTTATGAAAATTATCTTAAAGACACAATGAGTAATTCATTGTTTGGAAAAGCTTCTAACAACAATTTACAAGATTTTAATATAGTTATTACTGGTAAATTGAAAGTCTATAGGAATAGAGATAGTCTGCAAAAAGATATTGAAGCCAATGGCGGAAAAGTAGTTAGCAGTGTGTCAAGTAAGACTAGTTATCTTATTAATAACGACCCTGAAAGCACTTCATCTAAAAATACTACCGCCAAGAAGCTCGGTATTCCGATTATTACAGAGGAAAATTTTATAAAAAAATTCTTGACTTAATAAAAAAAATATAATATAATAAACTTGTAAATAAAGGAAGAAAAATTTTCTTATGAAGCGTAAAGAACTAAAGGGTTTCGCGGAGAAGATTGCTGAATTGGAATACAAGAGGCAATAGTCACAAGACAAAGACGAGCAAGAGCATTTTGAGAACCAAATTATGGCTCTTACTAATCAGATGGTAACTAGGGGACTACGTGTACCAAATGAGCTATTAGAAGTTGATTGTCTTATCCAAGAAATTCTTACTACAAAATATTAGATTTAAAGTTAAAAAATAACTTGACTTCTTAAAAAATTTTTTGTATAATATTTACATAAGCTAAAGGCTTAAAACAAAATCAAAATTTTATTTAAAGAAACAAAGGAGATTATTTATTATGGCTATGAGTAGCAATTCTATCGCAGTTCTTAATTTTCTAAAGGAGCACAATGGTGAGAACCTCATCGCGGCTGATGTTGCCGACGCTCTCGGTCTGGAGAAGCGCCAGGTGGATGGCATCTTTACTTCCGCGATTCAGCGCAAGGGCTACGGCGTCCGTATTCCTGCCGAGATCGAGCTTGAGGACGGCACCCATAAGGCTATCAAGCTTCTTCGCCTGACTGACGAGGGCATGGCTTTCAATCCTGAGCTTACTGACGCTGAGTAAGAAAACCAATTGATATAAATTTCGGGGGCAATTAATTGATTGCCCCCGTGTTTACTATCTATGAGCTGGTCTTATTACGTAGCTTGTTTTGTTATAGGATTTATTGTCGCTTGGGTTATTGCTTTTGTTATTCCCAGGGGCAAGATACGTAAAGCCAATGATGTTTTAGATAAGCAAGAGGCCACTATAAAACAATAGATTAACAATTTGGAAATCTTACAACAAAAGCTACAAGAAGAAAATGAAAAACAAAAGCATGAAAATAGTTATCTAATTGAACAAAATTAGAAAATTTTAATATCTTCTCAAGAATTATCTGAATAGGCCCATAGCAAGGCAGAAGAACAATATAACAAACAGATGAAATTGTTTTCTGATAAATTAGATATGGCGCTCGAGAAGAAAAGTAGCGAATATCAAGCCGCTGAAGATGATTACCGTAATGAATATGCGGCCACCTTAGCCGAATATGCAAAAGAATTTGAGCAATTAGTGACACAAAAAACCCAAAGTTTAGAAAGCATATAGGAGTAGATAAAGAGCGCGGCTGGGCGTCTTGCGGATTTACAATCCGTTGTTAATGCGGCTGTAGAAGCTAACATACGCGCAGAAGAAGAGCGGACCGCCGCGGACTTTTATCGAATTCAAATTTCAGACTCCGATCTTGCGGAAATCGCAAAACTGCGCGAAGTTGAACCCTATCTACGGGATAAAGAAGCTTTGAACAAAGTTATCTGGAAAGTGTACTATGAGAAACCGACTGCTGATTTAATCGGTCGTATCATAGGCGCTAATGTAAAAACAGGTATTTATAAAATTACAGAAATTTCAACAGGAAAATGTTATGTGGGGCAGGCTCGTGATATTGCCAGCCGTTGGCGGCAGCATATCAAGAGAGGTATTGGTGCAGAATCGCCCACTCGTAACAAACTCTATCCGGCAATGCGTCAAACTGGTGTTGAAAATTTTTCTTTTGAATTAATCGAGGAATGTTCAATAAAAGACCTCGATGAAAAAGAAGATATGTGGCAAGATTACTTTCAAGCTAAGACCTATGGGTTTAGTATTAAGTGATAAAAAAAGTAGAATAAATTCCGCCATATGGGTTGTAATTTTAAATAAAATATGATATAATATATATATAAAGTAAAGAAAGAATAGGAAAGATTTATGAAAAGTGATTTTTTGGAATTTATTCAGATTTTAATGGATGCAAATCCAGAAATTGTTAAAGAAAAAATGACTGATGAAATTCGGGAATATTTAGAAATCCTTAAAGAAGAAAGTGCCGCTCCTCAAGCGGTTACTGAAAACGGCTATAAGATTCTTCTGTGTATGCAAAAGAGCGATAAGCGTTTGCTAAAGGCCCGAGATATTGCTGAAGACATGGGAGTTACTTCTCGTGGTGTTTCTGCTTCTCTTAGGAAATTGGTTAATGATAATTATGTTGAAAAAATCGGTCAAAACCCTATTATCTATACTTTAACAGAAAAAGGTATGAATTTTAAATTTATGAATGAAGAGGAGTAAAATTAAATGGCTAAAAAGATGATTAATTCTACGCACGTGGAAGGACTTCTGTACGATCATAAGCTGGAGGTTAAGGAGACTGGACCGAATTCTAAGCATCCTGGTACTACTTATATTACTGGCGATGTTATGATTGTTACAGATAATGCAATGACTAATGTTGTGTCAGTCCATTATAGCTATATTACTCAGATGACGAGTAAGAATAAGCCTGATTCCCGTTTTACCGCCCTTTCGGACATTATGAGTGGCAAGCGCAAGACTGTTATTAGCGATGGCGCGGATTATGCGAGCATGATTCGTATTGACTCTGCCGTGGGTCTGAATGAATTTTTTACCGAGCGTGATGGTAAGGAAGAGCTTGTAAGTGCTAAGCGCAATGAAGGCGGCTTTATTCATTTTGATGGCTCGGGCGATAATCAGACGCTTTTGACGGATGAGGCTAAGCGTTCTTATTTCAAGACTGATATGGTGATCACTAATGTCGTTGAGAAGGAAGCTGATGAATCTCGTAACATGCCGGCAAAGGCCATCGTCAAGGGCTGGATCTTTGACTTCCGCAATGCGATTTATCCCATTGAGTATTCTGTCGTGACACCGGAGGGCATGGATTACTTCCTCGGTCTCGGGGCTACTTCTAAGACTCCGTTTTGCACGGCTGTTTGGGGAGTTCAGGTTTCTGAAAATCTCACTCGCAAGATTGTTACTGAATCGGCATTTGGCGCGGATGATGTGCGCGAGGTTACCACGACCCGCAAGGATTTCGTGATTACAGGTAGTTCCAATGAGCCTTATGAGTGGGATTCTGAGGAGTTCATCACTGCGGCTGAGTTTAATAAAGCCATGACTGATCGTGAAACCTATTTGGCTACCATTAAGCATCGTCGTGATGAGTGGGCGGCCGCTCAGAAGGCTGCGAATAAGAGCGCAGTTCCGGCTCCTTCTCATGATGATTTCAAATTTTGATTGAGTTATTACTCAATCAAAACTTAAAAAGAGGGGTAAACAATTATGGCAATTAATCTTTTAAATATCAAGCCGCATAAGGTTAGTCGAGATTTAAGTGGCTATATTACTTTTATCTATGGCGGTTATAAGACGGGCAAAACTACTCTCGCGGCCCAGATGGATGGCGCATTGCTGTTGGCTTTTGAACGTGGATACAATGCGTTGCCTGGTGTCGTTGCGCAGGATATTACATCGTGGGCAGAAATGCGCTCGGTATATCGTGAGCTGAAGAAGCCTGAAGTCAAGGCTGTATATAAGGCAGTTGTAGTAGATACCATAGATGTCGCATCGGAGTTCTGTAAGAAGTATATTTGTCAACAGAATGACATTGAGGATCTCGGAGACCTCGGTTATGGTAAAGGTTGGACGAAGTTTAAGGATGAATTTAACGAGATCTTCCGTGGCCTTACTCAGCTCGGTTATGCAATTTATTTTATCGGTCATGATAAAGAGGGTAAGGATGATAAGGGTAATGTTACTAATATCCGTCCGGCCCTTTCGAATGCAACCCGTGAGGTTATCGCTGGCATGAGTGATGTTTTTGGCTATGCTCGTCAGAGCGGCGAGGGCCAAATGTCATCTCTGGTTCTTCGTGATAAGACCGGCTTCATTGAATGCGGTTGTCGTTTTAAGTATGTACCAGATGTTATTCCTATGAATTATACAGCTTTGGTGAATGCTATTGCGGCCGCCATTGATAAGGAAGCCGCAGAGACTGGCGGCGCATATGTCACAGATGAAAAGCTGGCCGCGGTCGAAGTCCCGACTTACGATTATGAAGCTCTTATGAAAGAGTTCCAACAGTTAAGCGGAGAGCTTGTAAATAAGAATCAGGCTTATTATGTACCTCGTATTACTTCTATCATTGATAAGTATTTAGGTAAAGGAAAGAAGATTACTGATAGTACTCCTGACCAAGCCGAATTTATTTATCTGATTGTTACAGAAATCAAAGAGGATTTAATGGCAGAATAAAATTTCAACCCAAGGTGGTAAATGCCTTGGGTTGATTTTATATAAAAAATATGATATAATATTCATATATAGTATCGAAAGGAGTTGAATAGTTATTTGGCAGCACACATTGTAAAGTGTTATTATTGTGGCTAGAAATTTGACACGAATAAAGAAGAATGGTTTAAACCTAATTCTACTCGTTATGCTCATGAGAAGTGCAGACCTGTAGTCACGATAAAATCAACTCCAGCCCCAAAACCGCCGCAAAAAACTCCGCCTCCTCTTGATGATAAAAAAGCCTTATATGATTATATAAAGAAGTTATTTCATATAACATGTGTCGGACCGCGTATTACTAAACAAATCAATTTATATATGAAAGAATATAATTTTAGTTATTCTGGAATATTAAGAACTTTAATTTATTTTTATGATATACGAGGAAATACTATTGAAGCTAGTAATGGCGGCATTGGGATTGTACCTTATGTATATGAAGAAGCCTACCGGTATTACTATTCTTTATGGTTGGCAAAGCAAAAAAATCAAGGCAAAGATTTAAAAAGCTTTATTCCCAGAGACCGAGAAGTTCATATACAAGCGCCAAAAAGAAAAACAAAAAAAAGTAGAAGATTCTCATTTTTAGATGAGGACATTGGGGTGAACGAATGAGTAGCAAATATGTAGACAGAACGGCCTTAGTCCAAGTGGTTGGTTGTATTTATAACTCACCTCAGATATTAGATTTAACAGATAAATATATTATTTCAGAAAACGATTTTCCCGATGAAATGTTAAAGATTATAGTTGGTTCGATTTATAAATTGCATGAGTTGGGTGTCCAACAAATGACACTTGAAAATATAAATGACTTCTTGGCAAATAAACCCAAGAGTGAAGCCGTCTATAAAAAAGACAAAGGAGAAGAATGGCTTTTAAAGGCATCTGAGGTTGCAAATCATGTAACTTTTGATTATTATTATAATCGAATGAAAAAAATGTCTTTGTTAAGAGCCTATGATAATTATGGTATAGATGTTAGTTGGTTATATGACCCTGATAACATCTTTGATTCCAAGCTGAAGCAGCAGCAGGAAGACTTTTTAGATAATGCTTCATTAGAAGATATCGCTATTAAAGTCGATAATAAAATTGACGAAATCAAGATGACATATGTGCGGGAAGCGCTCGATGATGCCGCACAGGCGGGCGACGGCATAGAAGATTTAATTTCCCGCCTAGAAGAAACTCCTGAGATTGGAGTACCGCTTTATGGATCTTTGATTAATACTGTTACACGTGGCGCGAGACTAAAAAAATTATATTTGAGATCGGCGCCTACGGGTGTCGGCAAGTCGAGAACGATGGTAGCTGATACTTGTTATATCGGGTGTCCGCAAATATACGATGAGAATTTTGGTTGGATTAGAACTGGCGCCGCTCAGCCGACTCTTTATATTACGACCGAACAAGAAGTAGAAGAAATTCAAACCATGATGTTAGCTTTTCTTTCTAATGTTGATGAAGATCATATTCTTAATGGTCGATATGAGGGTGACGAAAAACAGCGTATCTTACAAGCGGCTCAAATATTAAAAAAGAGTCCTGTGTATATAGAAGAATTACCAGATTTTTCTTTGCAAGATATAGAAGACATAATTAAAAAAGGTATCCGTGACCACGATGTAAAATATGTGTTCAACCCGCATGAGGGTTAAAGGACTGTGTTACACTTTTCCGGTGTATCGCCGGGGTCTTACTGAATCAGTAAGGCTAACGGGGAAGCCTAAGTTTGAAAAAATATGGTAATCCCGTGGGAAACTTTATTGGACAAAACTCGTCAATTATAATTACACGATTTTTATATATAAATAGAAAAGATATAGAAAGGTGTGTAAATTATAATACGTGGGACATATTTATTGTTTTACAAATAAAATTACAAATAAAAAATATATTGGTCAATCTATTAATGACCCAACGGTGAGATATCGTGCTCATAAAAGCAGTTATCAAAATCCAAACAGCCAAGAATATAATTCCATTATCCATTAGAGTATGCGAAAACATGGCTTTGAAAATTTTGATTATGAAATTTTAGCAAATTATATAGAAGATATCGAATTATTAAATACATTAGAAATCTACTATATTCATTTATTTAGTTCTGTTATTCCTAATGGATATAATGTTGAAACAGGCGGTAAAAATTGTGAAAGACCGCTAACTGACGCTCAAAAAGAAAAATTAAGATGGTCGCATGCGGCATTAACGGAAAAAGAAGTTATTGAATTACGAATAGCTTATTAGAATAAAGAAAGTCCAACTAAAATTTATGATGAAAAATATAAAGATAGGCTTCATTATAATTCATTTTTAAATATTTGGGCAGGAAAACGATATTCTACTGTTATGCCGGAAGTGTTTAAAGATAAAGGTAGACATACTAAATTAACACCAGAAATTGTCCATTTAATTAAACAAGAGCGAGAGTAGACTAATATTTCCTATCAAAAATTGGCTGATAAATATAATGTCTCAAAAGGAGCTATCGCTGGAGTCATCCAAGGTAGAACCTGGAAAAATGTCCAATAAAGAACCTGTATCGACTATCCCCGAATCGGGGGAGTAGGGGTGCTATTGATACGCACTTCGAAATGGTGTCCTACATTTTTTATAATGTAGTAAGAGATAGTCAGCGTTTATAGAAATATAAAACCAACGCGCTTTGATTATGTGCATTCCAGTATTAAAATTCTGTCCGAAATTTCCCAGCGCGCAGGCGGCGTCAAATTGCGTGAAGATAATATACTCTTTATGTTGGCCATCCGGTTGAAGGATTTATGTAATCAATATGGTGTTTTTATTATGACAAGCACTCAGCTTAATGGCGATTGGAAGGAAGCTAAAATTCCAGACCAAAACTTACTTAGAGGCGCTAAAAGTATAGGTGATAAGATTGACTGGGGCGGGATTTTGCTCCCCGTCACGACTGAAGATATAGAATCTCTTGAGCCAATACTTACAAGTGGTGTTTTTGAAAAGCCTACATTGAAACTTTCGGTTTATAAAAACCGTAGGGGACGATATAAAAGTTTGTATTTATGGTGTAAAGCGAATTTGGGAACTTGCCGAGTTAACCCCATGTTTGCAACCACTTATGATTATGAACTTATCCAGATAGATAATACAAAAGTAATAATAGACGATAATGAGCCTTCGGCTTTTTAATGAAAGGATAATAATATGAAAAACAAAAACAATCAAATGCTTCCCGACGAATTCGAGTACAATATGTCTGAGCAGTTGGCCAAGGAGATCCTTGCAACACGTAAGAATGCAGAAAAGAACATGCATCCTCAAGTTTTCCTTTGCAAGGTCGTAAATGAAACCTTCGGGCTGCGTGGTCATTGTGTGTCTGTAACCACTTATTAATATATGACAAATTATGATAAGAATGAGGTTAAAGACAGTTTAACCTTAGAAAATGTTTATCAACTTTTGAGCGAATGGGGCGGGGAGCCCCAATACACTTCTTTTGGGATTCTCTCCGCAACAATTTGTCATAATTTGCCCGGTCGCGGAAGTAAAAAGTTATATTATTATGCTTCTAACAAGGTATTCCATTGTTATACCGATTGCGGCTCTATGGATATTTTTGATTTATTTATGAAAATATCCGCCCTTCAATATGATAAAGAATGTGACTTAAATACCGCTGTCCGTTACATCGCTCAAAAGTTTTCTATTAAGGGTACTGAAGAAGAATTCTCAAATTTTGTTAAAGATAAATCTATTTGGGATGAATATGAAAGAATACAGCAAATTAAGTTGCCAGCAAGAGAAATCGTATTAAAAGAATATGATGCCTCTATTCTTGAGCATTTAAATTATAAGGTTCATATAATGCCTTGGCTCCTTGAAGGTATCAGTCAACAGACTATCGAGGAAGCAAAAATTGGCTACTATGCGGGAGGAATGCAAATTACCATTCCGCATTATGATGTGAATGGTCGCTTTGTTGGGTTGCGCGGCCGCACACTTTCTAAAGAGGATGCAGAGAGATTTGGAAAGTATCGTCCCGTTACCCTGGGCGGCTAGTTATATAATCACCCATTAGGTATGAATTTATATAATTTAAATCGAAGCAAAGAGAATATTAAATTCTTCGGTAAAGCAATCGTGTTTGAAGGTGAAAAATCAACACTTCTCTACCGCTCATGCCAAATGGAGCCTAGTCGATATGATATTTCTGTTGCTACCTGTGGTAATAATTTATCATATTATCAATTTGAGCTATTGCGGCAAGCTGGTGCTAAAGAAATTGTTATAGCGTATGATAGATAGTTTCAAAAGCGCTATGATAAAGAATATCGCAAATGGAAAGAGCATTTGCAAAGCATACAAAAACGATATAATAATGAAATAACCATTTCTTATATACTGGACGACGGACTATTAACTAGTTATAAAGATTCGCCCATAGATAAGGGAATTGATATTTTCAACTGTCTATATAGGAAACGGATATTTATGAGATAAAGGATATAATAATGAATTATGAACTAATTTAGCCACGGGATGAATCTATATCACCCATAGCACAAGTATTTAAAAACCGAGGAATGAATTATTCTGAAACTGATATAAAACATTATTTATATACTTCAGAAACTGATTTATATCCGCCTGAAATTATCACTAATATGCGGCAGGGTGTTGAAATGCTTGTGAAGCATATTAAGAATAATGATAAAATCTTTTTACAAATTGATGATGATTGTGATGGATTTACTTCCTCGGCTTTATTCTTAAATTATTTAAATTGTTTATTCCCCAATTATGTATAGACTAAAATTCATTACTCTGTACATGATGGTAAGAAACACGGTTTGTTGGATGCGGCCGTGGTTCCGGGGGATGTGCGGCTGGCGGTTATACCGGATGCAGGGTCGAACGAATACGAGATCCACAGAGCGCTCGCTGAAAGGGGGATAGATGTATTAGTTATTGACCATCATAAGGCTGATAAATATTCAGATTATGCTTGCGTAATTAATAACTAGTTGGATGATTATCCTACAAAATCTCTTTCTGGTGTCGCTATGGTATATAAATTCTGCCGCTTCATGGATAATGTATTAGATACAGATTATTCTAATAATTATCTTGATCTGGTTGCTTTAGGCGTGACTGCTGACGTTATGGATATGCGCCCTTATGAAACTAGATATTTAGTTTCATGTGGATTGGAAAATTTTAAGAACCCTCTAATAAAGGCGTTATATGCTAAAACAAAATATTCTATTGATAAGAGCGGTGGGTTATCTCCTTATAATTTAGCATATTATATTGCCCCTCTTGTCAATGCTACTACGAGGGTTGGTACGAAAAGTGAAAAAATGACGCTCTTTGAATCTATGTTAGAATTCCGCGCCTATGAATCTATTCCATCTACGAAAAGAGGATGCCGAGGTCAGCAAGAGAGCCGCGTAGAGCAAGCCGCCCGCAATTGCACCAATATTAAAAACCGTTAGACAAAAGCTCGTGATGAAGATGCGGTAGTAATGAAACGGCGTATTAAAGAATTAAATCTTTTAGATCATAAAATTCTTTTACTTCTTATGGAGCATGGAACGCCATCAATTGCTGGTTTAATCGCCAACCAATTGGTCGCCGCATATCATCATCCCACTCTTATTCTTTTTAAACAGGAAAATGAGGATGGTGAAATTATTTGGTCTGGCTCTGGGCGTAATGACACTCTATATGGATTAGAAAATTTCCGGTAGTTTTTACAAGAATCTCCATATGTCATTTTTGCTCAGGGACATAATTCAGCTTTTGGCTGCGCGATTGCCGATAAAGATATTAAGGCATTTATACAAGAAAGTGATGAACGTTTAAAAGATAATGAGTTTTCACCAGTAGATAAGGTAGATTTTATTTTTGATGCTTCTTCATTAAACCCATTAATTGTTTTAGATTTGGGTAAATTAAATTATATATGGGGCCAAGAAATAAATAAACCAAAATTAGTAATTAAGCGTATCGCTATTACTTCTAACAATTTTGCTGTTATGGGGAGTAAAAAAGATACAATTAAAATTACTCTTCCTACGGGTTTGACTCTTATAAAATTTGGGTCGTCTGCGGAAGAAGTGGCTGCTCTTACGCCACCCGCCGCAGGTTGTGTTTTTTTAACCGTGCTTGGCACGTGTAATGTTAATAATTTTAATAATCAAGAGAATCCGCAAATAATGATAGATACATACGAAATTGTAGGTCGGCAGGACTACTATTTCTAATAACACAACATAGACCTAATAGCAATATTAGGAGGTAAGTTATTATGAAAAAAAGTTATTTGGTAATTTTACTGGTATTAATCGTGACAGTATCGGCTCTCGTAATTCCGAGAGATGATACAATAAGCGCTATTCCATTTACTTACCAAACACTTACAACTTCGGAAGCTAGCATCCCTTCTGAAATGATTGAAGCCACAAAATACAAAGAACTCTCTACTAAGGAGGATTTAATTTCAATTCTCTCTCGTAATGAACGAGTATTAAATTTTTATAAGCTTCAATTAAATACATATGCGCCGCTTGAGCAGCGTAATATGCGTCGAGATATATGCAATTATTTTATTCAATAGATAGAACGAAATAATGCCATATATCAAGAACAGTTAGAAAATATTCTGATTGAAGAAGAACGACTCCGCAAAGAGGCCCTACAGCATTCCCCAAATCAAGCTGATTGCCAAGAGGATAAATACGCCGCAGCTACTTATATATGGAATTATTTAAAAGATAAAGGCTATAATAATTATGTATGCGCCGGTATTTTGGGTAATGTCATGACTGAGGTTGGCGGTAATACCCTGTATATTCAATGGTGGTTATATGGAGCTTCTTACTATGGAATGTGTCAATGGAATAAAGGATATTCAGCTATTTGGGGTACTGATTTAAAAACATAGTGCGATTTCCTTATGTCCAATATAGAATATGAAATCGACACTTTTGGTTTCTGCTATCAATCAGGATTTAGGTATGATAATTTTTGTCAATTACAAAATCCGCAAGCCGCAGCTAGGTGTTTTGCCAAAACCTATGAACGTTGTGGGAGCGGCTCATATGGCATCAGAGAATCTAATGCTTTAATTGCTTACAATTATTTTGTTGGATAATTGTTTCAGGGAGTTATATTAATTTATAACTCCCGCTTTTTTCTTTTCTGCGGCTGGTCGGGCCGCAGATGGTGGAGATCTCCGTCAAGCCAAATGAAAAATGCCTTTGGGATTTTTTATACCCAAAATTGATTTTAAATATAAAATATGTTATAATAATAATATATAAAAGGAGAAAAATAAAAATGATAGTACATAAATGCGACCGATGTAAAGAGGAAGCAAAGAAAATTGAAACTTATATGATTCCTGATTTTGATAATCATAGCGGTATTATATCTAATAGTAGTTATTATATGATTTATGGTCAGCCTGTTCGACCAATAGAATTATGCCCGCAATGTAAAAAGCGGCTTGAGTTTTTATTAAATGATTTTTTGGAGGATAGCAATAATGCCTGATTCAAAATTAACTGTTAAAGCCAACGAAATATCCGATCAAATAATAAAAGAGGCTAACGAATATACTAAAAAATGTAAAGGTTATATGTACGATAGTTTATGCTATCGTTATCAATTAGCTCGCTACAAAGCCTGCGAAGCAGATGCTATGGATTTAGTTATGACAAAGGGAATATCTAAACGGGAAGCAGAAGCTAAAGCCCGTCAAGCATATGAGCGAGATTGTCTACGATTTTATCAAATTCTAGATGAAGCAGTGGGAGAACATAATTGATTTTAATTAAAGAATAAAAAATATATTATACTTTAATTGCTACAAATAATTTCACCCTAAATTATGGAATTTGAATTAATTAATTTTTAACAAAAAAAGGAGGAAGTAGAACTTGATTCTAACCCGTAAACAAGAAGAAGGTTTGAAAATTGCTGTAGCCAGATACAAGAGTAATGAACGTTATACTTGTATTGCCGGCTACGCCTGACCGGAAGCGGAAAAAGTACTCTGATTAAATTTATTATTGCGGCTCTTGGTGTTAATCCGGAAGAAGAAGTTTGTTATGTGGCATATACTGGAAAGGCAGCTACTGTCCTCGCAAGTAAAGAATGCCCCAATGCCACCACCGCACATAAACTCCTTTATTGGGCTAAGCCTCTTAAAAATGGTGGCTATAAGTATGTTCCCAAAGCAACACACGAATTGCTAAAGTCTATTCCGTCTTTACCCGGTCCGCCACCGCCCAAAGTGATTGTAGTCGATGAGATTTCAATGCTGCCAAAAAAAATGTGGGAATTGTTGCTTTCCCACCATATATATATTCTGGCCGCGGGGGATCCTGGGCAACTCCCACCCGTAGTAGAGGAAGAAGATAACCTGGTATTGCAGCATCCTCATGTCTTTCTCGATGAAATTATGAGGCAAGCTCAAGATAGCGAAATTATTCGATTATCAATGCATATTCGTGATGGCCGCTCTTTATCCTCCTATAAAGGGACTAAAGAACAAGTATTAATTTACCCAAAGAACGAAGTTTCTGAGGGAATGTATGCTTGGGCAGATCAGATTATTTGCGCTAAAAATGATACTCGTAATAGCATTAATCAGCAAAGACGTAAAATGTTAGGATTTGAGACACTAGCACCATGTGTTGGAGACAAGATAATTAGTTTGCGGAATCATTGGGATATTTGTAGTGAAAATACTCATACTCCTTTGACTAATGGAACTATCGGTACATTAACCGACTTTTATTTGACAAATATACAAATGCCTTTTGGCTTTACTCGAAAATGGCCAGATATAAAAAATGTAGATATACTAGTAGGAAATATGAAGTTGGAAGAAAATGACGATTATCTGACTGATTTAACTATGGATTATAATGAATTTATCACCGGGCAATCTACTCTAACTCCAGCTCAGATGTATAATATAACGCAAAGCCATAAAAGAACTGGTGATCCAGAAATGATTCCTATGAGTTTTACTTATGCGTATGCTATTACTTGCTGGAAGGCCCAGGGTAGCGAATATGGAAAAGTCTTATTGTTTGAAGAGAATTTCCCATTTAAAAAAAATGAACATCAAAAGTATTTATACACCGGAATCACGCGGGCCTCGGATAAAGTTGTCCTAATTACTAAGTGAGCGGCCGGCGGTTACGAGAGCGTAGAACCGGACGACCGCGTTTGACTTTTAATCAAAAATATGATATAATATAAATATATAAACAGTAAAGGGGGATGATATTATATGAAGATGGGCTATCCCGGCAGTCTTCATAATTAACCATACGGATTTTAGTAACATCCGGCTCAGGGATTCTATTAATCGGTATCAAGAATTAATAGATTATGCTGTAGAGTTAGGACATAGCTGTATAGCTATTACTGAGCATGAATGTGTATCAAATTCCGTACAGGTTTTGAAGTATTATAGAGAAATTAAAGAAAAACATCCCAATTTTAAAGTTATCCTTGGTAACGAAATCTATCTTTGCCGCGATGATTTAGATGCAAATACTTATATTAAAAAACAGGATAAATTCTTCCATTTTATCCTTTTGGCGAAAGATGCTATTGGGCATCAATAGATCCGAGAAATTTCTTCTCGTGCTTGGATGCGTTCTTTTATGGATAGAAGAATGCGGCGAGTACCTACGCATTATGCAGACCTTGAAGAAATTATCGGCAAAAATCCCGGCCATGTGATTGGCTCTACTGCCTGTCTAGGAGGTTTTTTACCTTCAGTAATTGTTGCACAGAAGGAAGAACCAAATTGGGATTGTAAAACAACAATCAATTCTTGGTTAGAAAAAATGCAGAACATTTTCGGAACAGAAAATTTTTATCTTGAAATGCAACCTCCAGCGCACAAAAACAATGAGCAAGATTATGTTAACCAATATTTGTATAATTTAGCTATTGAAAAAGACATTCCTTATATTATAACTACTGATAGCCATTATCTAAAAAAAGCTGATGCATCTCTTCATAAAGCGTATCTTAACTCTCAAGATGGCGAGCGTGAAGTTGATAGCTTTTATGCAACTACATACATGATGGATACTCAGGAACTGGAAAAGTATTTTTCCGTATCTCCTGATATTAATATGGAATTTGCATATCAAAGTATTCAGCACATAGCAGATCAATGTGAAGATTATGATTTAACTCGTCCATTAAAAATTCCTCAATTAAAATGGAAAAGTAGTAATACAGAAGTTTCAGAACGATGGCAAAAGTTAATACCAATGCTTTCAACTTTTGTTTCTTCTGATTATCCCGGTGATAAGCTATTAGCACAACTCTTGGTGGAAAAAATTGAGTCAGATCCTCGGCTACAGGAGCAGAAAATTTATGATGCGGTAGAAGAATGTTTAAATATGACATGGGAATCTTCTATTATCAATAAAACACATTGGTCGGCCTATTATCTAAATCTTCAGCGCATTGTAGAAGAATGCTGGAATGCAGATACTATTGTTGGGGCCGGACGCGGTTCAGGCGTTGGATTTATTTTACTTTATCTGTTAGATATCGTACAAATCAATCCTCAATGGGAAACTACTAAAACCTTTGCCTGGAGATTTCTTAATCCCAGCCGTGTATCGGTCTTGGATGTAGACGTAGATATCGAAGGATCCCGGAGAGCGATAGTTCTAGACCGGCTCAGAAAAGTGTACGGAGAAGATCGCGTTGCAAACGTTCTGACCCTCGGCACAGAAAAGGCAAAAAGCGCCATCCTAACAGCGGCGCGAGGCATCGGTATGGATGTTGATGAAGCTCGCAATATTGCCGCCATGGTCCCTGAAGATAGAGGCCAAGCACGAACACTTAAACAGTGTTTCTACGGAGACGCAGAAGCCGGCTACAAGCCAATAAGCAGTTTTGTCGCAACGATGAAAGCTAATCCGCAGCTTTGGGAACTCGCGCAAAGAATTGAGGGCCTTGTCTGTAGAATCGGTATACACGCCGGTGGAGTGATTTTCGTAGATGAACCTTTTACCAATTCAACAAGTTTGATGCGGGCGCCTGATGGAACCATAATTGTCGGTTATGATCTCCATACTTCAGAGGCTTGCAGTCTTATTAAGTATGATCTATTGAGTGTTGAAGCACTTGATAAAATTCATATCTGTTTAGATTTATTACGTGATTATGGATATATTGAAGATGGCTCATTAAAAGAGCGCTATGAAAAAACTATTGGCATTTACAACCTTGATAGAACATCACCTGATATGTGGAAGATGGTCTGGGAGCATAAAATTCTCTCACTTTTTCAGATGGAAAAACAAAGCGGCATTAAAGGAATTGCTACTTTGAAGCCAGCCTCTGTTGATGAATTGGCTGTCCTTAACTCTACAATTCGTCTAATGGCATAGGAAGGCCAAAACGAAATGCCCACAGATAAATTGGCAAGATTTAAAAATTCTCCCAAAGCGTGGGATAAAGAACTCGAATTACATGGATTGGGGCCGGCCGATAAAAAGATTCTTCAGCCGGTACTTCAGAATTCATATGGTCTGTGTATTACGCAGGAACAATTCATGGAGTTGGTACAATTGCCAGAATTGGGAGGATTCTCTTTGACCTTTGCTGATTCTCTCCGCAAAGCCATCGCCAAAAAGAATCCTGCGGCCTATGATAAATTGACAGAAGAATTTTATGAGACTACTGCGAAAAAACACATTAACCCGGCCCTTGCGAAGTACGTATGGGACGTGTTAATCGCCATGAGCCGCGGTTATGGATTCAACGCGTCGCACACGTTGGCATATTCACTGATAGGTCTTCAAGAAATGAATCTCGCCTATCGTTTTCCAATTATTTTTTGGAATTGCGCTTGTTTGATTAATGATAGTGGTAATACTATTGTTGCGGAAGATAGTGAAGATGAAGATAGTGAAGAAAATATAAAAACTCAAGGTACAGATTATACTAAACTCGCCCGCGGAATTAGTAAAATGAAAGATGAAGGCGTTAATATTAGCTTGGTAGATATTAATAAATCTCAATATACTTTTGTGCCAGACGTAGAAAATAATACTATTTGGTGCGGATTAAAGAGTTTGCTTAATGTCAATGATGAATTGGTTTATGAAATCATCAAAAAGCGGCCTTATACATCACCACAAGATTTTTTGATGCGAGTAAAGCCCAAGCGGCAAGCCATGATTTCTCTTATCAAAGGCGGTGCTTTTGATGAAATGGTAGATCGTAAAAAATGTATGGCTTGGTATATTTGGACCGTATGCGACAAAAAGAGTCATATTACTTTACAGAATATGCCTTCTCTAATGAAATATGACCTCGTACCTGAAGATACGCAGGAACTCAAAACCGCTCATCGTATATATGAGTTTAACCGATACTTAAAAGCCGTTTGTAGAGAAAAAGCGGCTGATCTTTATTATACTCTTGATACTCGCGCAATTAATTTCTTAACTGAAATTGGAAAAGATATTTATATTGAAACGCGGAATCAAGAACTGGTGTTAGAAGCAAAACGATGGGATAAACAGGTTTATCAGCCATGGATGGACGTTTATAGAAAATGGATTAAAGAAAATCATGATACTATTTTACAAAATTTAAATGACACAATTTTCTTAGAGGATTGGCGCAAAGCTGTGGGTAAAAATAATTACTCGGCTTGGGAAATGGAAGTCTTGTGTTTTTACTATCATGAGCATGAATTATCTAATATGAATTTTTCTAAATACGGTATTGTTAATTTTAATAGTTTACCCGAAGAACCAATCATCGAGCATTCATATTATAAAGGAAACTACTTGGTTAATATTTATAAACTGAGTAGAATTTGTGGTACTTGTATTGCGAAGAATAAGTCAAAAAGTATTGTCACTGTACTTACTCCTACCGGTGTTGTGGATGTAAAATTTCCAAAAGAATATTTTACTCTGTATGATAAACAGATTTCTGAGAAGCAACCCGATGGCACCAAGAAAGTTATGGAACGCAGTTTCTTTAATCGTGGCAATATGATTATGGTATTAGGTATGCGTAGAGACAATCTCTTTATAAGTAAAAAATATGCCAATCTATCCACTCATCAATTATATAAAATTGAACAGATAGAACCCAATGGCGATGCTGTATTAAGACACGACAGATATAAAGGAGAAATGGAAGAGGACGATGGATAAGAAAAAAATAAAAATTGTGGCTTTATGCGGAAAGGCGGGTGCGGGCAAAGATTTTTGTCTGCACCAGCTAATGATGCGTTATCCTGAATGGCATGAAATTATTAGTTGCACTACCCGGCCGCCCAGAGAGGGAGAAAAAGAAGGAATAAATTATTATTTTCTTTCTTCGGATGAGTTTAAAGAGCGGTTATTTAATGGTGATATGTTAGAGGCTACTGTTTTTCGTGGATGGAGCTATGGGACTGCCTTTAGCGCCTTAAACGAAAATACTATTAATTTAGGCGTTTTTAACCCTGCCGGTGTAGAAAGACTTCTTGATTACCCGGAGCTTGATGTATGTATCATAGAAATTGCGGCCGACGACAAAACGCGCCTTTTACGGCAGCTTAACAGGGAGCATAATCCCGATGTACATGAAATCGTGCGGCGGTTTGGTACTGATGAAGAAGACTTTGATGATTTCCATAAAGAAGTTGTAGATAATAGATACACAATTATGAATAGTACGAATGAAACTACTATTATAATAAATAATTTAATTCTTTGTATTCAAGAGCATTTTAAAGAGGCCTGAATATGAATTATTTAGAAAAGCTTCGCTATTTAGAATACTACGCTTATCGTATTAATAAGCAAAAAGGGTGCCCGCGCCCTGTCTCTAATCAAGCAGTAATGTGCGGTGTGGTTAGTAAATCACAAAGAAAGGCTGCCACTATTATGCAACGAGTGGGTGCTACCCCCGTGCGTTCCGGAAAAGGCGGTCCTTATGAGTGGGAGCTTGATGGGGAACGTTGGATATGGTTTAATGCTTCTAACTCTTGCCACGGATATAGATTATATAAATGTTATCTTGATGCTATGCTTGACTTAGAAGCTGTACAGCAAATTGTATTGCCGGTACTTGCACATTATTGTTGTGAATTAAAAATTATAGATACCACAAAATTCTAACACAATATATGGTATCTTTTGGGCAAAAGCAAAAAAGATATATACAAGAATTTTCATATATATTGAACAGCCTAAACGTAGAAAGGGGATAAATCATATATGAAAGTAATTAAACGAGATGGGACAATAGTCCCATTTGATATAGAAAAAATTATCGTGGCTATCAACAAGGCATTTGTCGAAGTTGATGGTGCTTTGTATGAAGAAGATACCGCGAATGATATAGCCTATGAAATCGGCTGCAAAGTTGCAAATATGAAAGACTGTATTACTGTAGAGGAGATACAAGATCTTGTTGAAGACTATTTAATGCGTTCGGAGCGACGTGATGTGGCACGTGCTTATATTCGTTATAGATATAAGAAAGAGGTCGCTCGTAATAAAAAGGATGATTTTATTTAGGCGATTCGAGAAAAGCTCGATGCATCTGATATTAAGAATCAAAACGCTAATGTCGACGAAGCATCATTTGGGGGCCGCACAGGAGAAGCTAGCAGTGTAGTAACAAAACAGCTTGCTCTAGATTATCTTATATCGCCAATGGCGCGCAAAAATCATCTAAATAATGAGATTTATATACATGATCTTGACAGCTACTATGTGGGCAGTCATAATTGTTTAAGTATCCCATTTGATGACTTGCTTGCTAACGGATTTAATACCCGTCAAACAGATGTACGGCCAGCGGGTTCTGCGAATACCGCATTCCAACTTGTAGCGGTTATTTTCCAGCTTCAAAGTCTGTAGCAATTTGGGGGTGTTTCTGCAACCCATTTAGACTGGACTATGGTTCCTTATATTCGTAGAAGTTTTTATAAACACTTCTTAGACGGGGTTAAATACTGTCAAAAAGGTCAAATGATTGGATTAATGGGAGTTTACGAAGATTTTAATTTATCTGATGCGAAAGAAACATGGATTAAAACTTAGGCCCCTATTAATGACAATGTATTTATTAGAAATGAAATAGCTTATAAATATGCTATGGATATGACTATTAAAGAAGTTCACCAGGCAGCCGAAGGACTTTTTCACAACCTTAATACACTTCAGTCGAGATCCGGTAATTAGCTGCCATTCACCTCTATCAATTTTGGCACTTGCACATTACCAGAAGGACGAATGGTTACTAAAGCACTGTTAGAAGTGTCTATTGAGGGATTAGGCCATTTACATCGGACAAGCATTTTCCCCTGCTCCATTTTTCAATGCATGAATGGTGTCAATAGAAAACCTGGAGATCCAAATTATGATTTATACCAATTGGCTCTTAAATCAACCGCTCTGCGTCTTTACCCCAATTATGCAAATGTAGATTGGAGTGGTAATGCTGGCTATGACATTAATGATCCGAGGACATATTTCTCGACGATGGGGTGCAGGACAGCAAATGGTTATGACATTAATGGTTTCGGCCAATTAAAGGATGGCAGAGGAAACATCTGTCCTGTGACAATCATTATGCCAACATTAGCGATGGAAGCAAAAGAAGAGTATAATACTGATGTAATGATGGATAGAGATGATAAATCTATTATTGATCTTTTCTTTGACATTCTCGACAAAAAAATCCATGAAGCAAAAGATATGCTGATTGAGCGTTTTGAATATATTTGTTCTCAGAGTCCGGCATCCGCGAAATTTATGTACGAAAATAATGTTATGGCAGGCTATATCCCAGAAGAAGGAATTCGTAGTGCCCTACGTCATGGTACTCTTGCAATTGGGCAGTTAGGTCTCGCGGAAACATTAGAAATTTTAGTAGGATGTAACCATACTTCTGCAAAAGGCATGGCTTTAGCGAAACAAATTGAGGCTCTATTTAAGCAGCGTTGCGCTGAGTTTAAAGAAGAATATAAGCTTAACTTTGGCGTATATTATACTCCTAAACTATTCGGATTGGGAGTCGCGTAAGTGATTGCGTGAAAAAATTACCTTATTAAACGGGCAATCGTAATAAGATGGTAAGAAAATCTAAACTGTAGAAATACAGCAAGATAATCCCGTAGGATAAAATCTATTGGACAAAAGTGAAAATTTGTGTTTCGTAGAATTTTATGTTATAATAGAAATAAATGGAGGCTCTATTATGGCACGAAGAAACATGACAAATTTTTTAATTAAAAAAGAAAGTATTCAAGAAGAAATGCGATTAATAAAAGGGAGCGACACTGATTATGTTACTCCTACTGGAAATATCTATAAAGATTATGGAAATAATATGTTCTATCATAAGTCCGTATTCCCCAATAAAAATAATGGATATTTATATTGTGGAATTACTTATCGAGAGGGACAAAGACAGCGCCGAGTCCATATCTTAGTGGCCAAAGCTTATATTCCAAATCCTGATAATTTACCAGTAGTAATGCATTTAGATAATAACAAACAGAATTGTAATGTTGAGAATCTCAAGTGGGGAACCGCTCAAGAAAATACTCAGCAAGCCTTTGATGATAAATTACAAATTAATGATAAAAGCTGGAATGACTCACAATCCATTCATGTATGTAGTTTTGATTTAAAAGGAAATTTATTGAATAAATATGGTTCAGTGGGAGAAGCGTCAAGAAAAATTGGAGTTACAAAAACTGCAATTTTGAATCAATGCAATCATAATATAAAAACTAAACCAAGATGTGGTTATTATTTTAGATATTTATCTGAATACGAGTCCAGAGGTTTTGTTCTCTAACGACTATCGAAAGCATAATTATAAAAGAAAAATTTATAATGAAGAAGCGAGTAGAGTAGAACTTTTAAGTTCGAAAGATAAGGCTCTTATTATTTGGTCATAGAATAATAAGATGATAATATAGTCTAATCCCCTTTTGAAATATCGGGAAACCGAGGGTTCGAATGGCCGAAAATCTTTGCTACACCGCAATGAAAAAATTCAAAGACAAATACGGAATTATTCCCAAAGTAAGTGATAAAGAATTCTTTACCAATTCGATTCATGTACCAGTTTGGGAACAAGTATCTCCCTTTGAAAAAATTGATATTGAGAGTCAACTTACAGGATATTCTAACGCCGGTTGTATTACATACATAGAGTTAGATAGTAGTGTAAAGAATAATCTTAAAGCCTTGGAGCAAATTGTCAATTATGCAATGGATCATGATATTCCTTATTTTGCGGTTAATGTTCCTAATGATACTTGTCTTGACTGTGGGTATTGCGACGAGTTTAATGACCATTGCCCTGAATGCGGAAGTGAAAATATCCAGCAACTACGTCGTGTGACTGGTTATTTAACCGGTAATTACAAGACAGCCTTTAATTTGGGAAAACAGGATGAAGTTTCTCAACGTGTGAAACATGTGGGGGTAATGGAATGAGATATGCCGGTATTGTAAAAAATGATTTAGCCGCAGGTCCTGGAGTGTGTGTTTCTTTCTTCGCTTAGGGCTGTCCGCATCATTGCCCCGGATGCCATAATCCTGAGACCTGGAGCTTCGATGGAGGAAAAGAATTTACTCCCATAGTAATTGAAGAAATAGATAAAGCTTTAGATGCTAATGGTGTTCATCGTGATTTTTGCCTCCTTGGAGGCGAACCGCTGTGTGATGAGAACCTTTTCTTGTCCCATCTTATTTTGGAACACGTTAAAATTATCCACCCAGAGGTAAAGACATATATATGGTCAGGATATACCTATGAATAGCTTATGGAGCGTGCGGCGGCCAGTGCTTCGTTGCGACGAGTCTTGGAGCTTGCAGATATATTAATCGACGGTCCATTTATTCAAGAACAGCGCGATATCACGCTGCATATGAGGGGCAGCCGCAACCAACGTATTTGGGATTTAAAAACTAAAAAAGAGTTAAAGGAGCTAGAATAATGACAATCACTTTATGTGGCAGTACAAGATTTAAAGATATTTTCTTTCAGGTTGCAGAAGAATTGACTTTAGCGGGTCATATAGTTCTTATGCCGCTTGTCTTTCATCATGCCGACAATAAGGAGTTAACCACAAAATAGAAAATTCAATTAGATAATTTGCATAAGCAAAAGATTGATATGAGCGATGCTATTTATGTAGTGAATCGAAATGGTTATATTGGAGAATCTACATTCGGTGAAATCGACTGGGCAGAGCGCAATAACAAACAAATTTTCTTTCTTGAAACTCCTGTTTCAGAAGACGCTACTACAGAAGAGGAGGAAAAAGAGTAATGAATATTTATTTAGCTGGCCCCATCTTTTTCTATGGGGATTACCTACGTAATATTGAATGGGCTACTAAAATCCGCAAAGCATTTCCCGGCGCCTATGTATATTCCCCTGTTGAGAATATAGAAATTAACGGCGTTGAAGGTAAGAAGAAGTTTGCTGATTCTCAAGCCATTGCTAATGGAGATAATGTCCGCTTAGATACCACTGATATTCTCGTAGCCTGCATTGATGGCGATGTTCTACCATCGGGTACTTGTGCCGAAATAGGGAAATTCCACGAAAAGATTGCTCGCGGCGATAAGAAAGCAATAGTAGGTATTTGCACAGATACACGCCAATGCTATTTAACCCATAGCGAGGCCAAGGATAAAGGTGGACGCTCGAGTCTAGGTGAGCAGCAATATAGCTATCAAAATTTATATGTCACAGGCCTTATTAAACAGGCTGGAGTACTTGTGTCAGATATAGATGAAGCAATTGCCGCAATTGCCGACTATAAAGAAAGGCTGGGTATAGATTAATGATTTATAATATTCAGGATAAACCGCCTGTAGGAAAACTGATAGCCTTTGCTTTACAAATGCTCCTTAGTGTATTCGTGGCTACAGCTTTAATTGCTCAAATTTGCGGTGTTCCAATGTCTGGGGCGCTGGTAGGAGCGGGCGCCGCCACATTAGTGTATATTCTAGTGACTAAGGGCAAATCGCCTATGTTTATTTCAAACAGCGGAGCCTTTGTAGCACCCGTTATGCTAGCTCTGGCAGCAGGCGGTTATACGGCGGTTGCAATCGGCGGTTTAACAACTTGTATAGTATATTGTCTTTTTGGTTTTATCTTTTCTAAAGTGCCGGTTGACAATATCTACAAGGTCTTCCCCAAAGCGCTCATAGGAGCAATCACTGTAGTTATCGGCATTAACTTGATGCCATTTATTCTCACTTATGTACAGATTAATGGAGAAGCTAATATGTGGGGTGTAAGTGTAGCTTTACTTACTACTTTTGTAATTGCTATTATTTCTCATTATGCCAAGGGCATGTGGAAGATACTTCCATTCTTAGTCGGCATTATGGTTGGATATATATATGCCGTAATTCTAACTGTCACAGGTATTTATCCAATAATTGATTTTTCAATCTTTGAAGGGATGAAACTTTTCCACGCACCGACCTTCGCTTTTACGCTTATTGGACCCATTAACTGGTCAATTGTGGCTTCTATTATTTTTGTTTATATTGCATATACAGTATCGGCTATGATGGAATGTCTAAGCGACCACGCTGCTCTTGGCAATATTATTGGAGTTGATCTTTATCGTAGCCCCGGCCTCAATAGAATTTTCTGCGCTGAAGGGCTTGCAAATCTTGCCTCGTCGGCTCTGGGCGGTTTAGGCGCTTGTTCATATGGAGAAGGGGTCGCTTGCGTAGGATTTAGTAAGGTGGCATCTGTGTGGGTCACAGGTTTGGCGGCTATTTTCTTGGCACTGCTTGGTTTCCTTGATCCGGTGCAACTATTTATTGCTTCTATTCCTAGCTGCGTTTTTGCCGGTGCTGCCATTGTCCTTTACGGATTCATCGCCTGCTCTGGTATTAAGATGCTGCAAACAGTTGATTTAAATGTACAAAAAAACTTAATTATTGTATCATCTGTTCTTTCTTTGGGTATTAGTGGCCTTGTTGTTGGCGGAACAGCTTTTTCTCTGTCCGCTACAGCTCTAGCCCTTGTAATGGGTATTATCTTAAATATCATACTTAAAGAGAAGGAATAAACTTGACTTAATCTGAAAAAAATGATATAATATCTATATAAAAAGTAATAAAGGAGAGAGCAAATAATGATTACTGTTCCGAGTAAAGAAATACTATTTGCTCTCCCACGAAAGCCCAAAGAAAATGAGCTTGCCTGTGTTGAGAATTCTCATACTATTTATAAAGCTAATTCAGAGGGTAAGTGGGAAGAGGTAAAGGTAGATGGCGGTTTGACGCTCAGTCTTTATGAATTAAATAAAACCGCTATGGCGCAAATGTCTGAAATGACAGCAACGCAAAAGAAAGATGCAATAGAACTCATTCAAAAGTATACAAAAGAAGCGGCCTCTGGAACTTATTACATGCTGCTAGGACGTGAAATAAATTATTACACTGTTTTTCCCGTTTTATCCGATAATCATTCTGCTACCCCCATAGCATCAACAGTATTAGAATGCGCAGCGGATGTCGGTAAAATCGTAGACGTATCTCTTAATGATGCAAATGCGATTGAAATTTGGGTAAAGACACAAAATGATGCAGCATGTCTTGTTTTCTTTGACTATACAATGGGTGTAGTTCCAGTAAAGGTGGATTAAAATGAAAAAAATTATTTGTCATGTTGACCTATTTCAACTAGAGCAGACACCGGCTATTTTAGAAAATGGACAAGTGCGGCAGCTCACCCCTTGTTCGCTAAACAGCCTGTGTAATAATATCATACAAGCCTGCTATGAGGAAAATATAGATCACGTAACACTTTTTGGACTACATACTTATAATGCCAAATTAGCAAATGAAATTCAAGAAGCAGAAATGTTAATGTATAATAAAAATAAGATAGAAATTGAGGTAATATAAAAACAATGGCAACATATTTAGTTAAAACTCAAGAAACTTATCGCGTTAGCACCGATGCAGAAGCTAACACTCTTATCAACGAAGCTAAGGAAGATCCCGGCTATACTCTTACCAAGTACAACTGTCAGTCTAAAGAAACCAAGTCTAAGGGCGAAGTTATTGACGAATGGTATCAGGTGACTCTTTGTAAGGCATTTACTGAAGAGAAAGAGCCGGACCGCAAAGTACATATCAATTATACCGAAGAGGAGCCTAATTATGGCACATTTTGAAAAAGTATCTCGATTCAAAGATCTCTCAATCGCCCTGCCCCAAAGAGGAACGACTGATGCCGCGGGTTATGATTTATTCGTAGCAGAAGAAACTGTAATTCCTCCGTATAAAAATTTACTTCATAATATGGAAGTCTCTGGCAATGAGTATGGCACTATATACACTCTAGAGCAGATGAAATAGCTCACTAAAACTACCGGATGTAAACCCACTCTAGTTTCTACGGGTATGAAATGCTAGCTAGAGCCGCGCACTTATTTAAAAATTGTTCCCCGCAGTTCTACGCCGCTTAAATATTGGCTTATTATCGCCAATGGAGAAGGCATCATAGATGCCGATTACTTTAATAACCCACAGAATGAAGGCGAGATCTTTCTACAGCTCATTAATCTCAGTCCTTTCCCCATTAAGTTACAGGTCGGTGATTGTATCGCCCAGGGTATTATATGTAATTATGGATTAACCATAAATGATAAACCCGTAGCAATTCGTGAGGGCGGCTTTGGGAGTACTACAAAATGAAAATATTAGCATTAGACCAAGCATCTTAGACTTCGGGATTTGCTATTATTGAAGATGAACATTTATTAGAAAGTGGAACTTTTACATTTACAGGCTCTCTCCCTTAGCGATTAGTAAAGATTAGAAAAAAGGTACAAGAACTTATATAGCTTCATAATATTAATAAAGTAATTCTAGAAGATATTTAGCTCGAACGAGGTAATGTTGTTACCTATCGCGCTTTAGCAGAAGTGATTGGAGTACTTCAAGAACTTTTTACTGAAATGAAAATTTCTCATGAATTCGCGGCAGCCAGCTCGTGGCGCTCTAGACTGCGGATTAAGGGAACTGATCGTCCGACGCAAAAGAAAAATGCTTAGAAATTTGTAAAGGACACTTATAACAAAGATTGTACAGAAGATGAAGCAGACGCAATCTGCATCGGAACATATTACTTTAAAGAACAAAAAATGGCCTCTGCGTTTTAACGCATGAGGTCATTTTTGATTATTTGACCTCCCTTAAAAATTATATACTAATAGAGATGTAAATACTCTACATGAAAGGGGGAAGTTCTTTGCTTGATTTCTTTGTTAAGTATTGGATAGAATTTCTATTTGGCATCGTGGCGGCAGGGATATTAGCTGGTGGCAGATATATATGGACGCTCTTTAAAAATCGTTTAAGAGATAGTTTAGAAGAACAAATTACAAATATTACAGATGTTATTGCTAAACGTATGTCTGAAACTGACGAAAAGCTAGAAGCAAAAAATACCAGTCTGACTCAATAGATTGGAGCTTTACAACAGGAAATCCAGACAAATAAAAACGATGAAAATCTGATTGAGAAAAAGATTGATACACTTGAAGAAAACTTAGGTACTCTCAAGGATGGCATTCTTTCTCTACAACGTAAAGAGTTTAAAGAAGAATGCCGAAGACTCCTCAATCAGGAAGAGGCAATAACTTACGAACAATATACTATACTCCAACGTGAGCATACTGTATATAATTCGTTAGGTGGAAACCACGAGGGCGATTAGTTATTCAAATTAGCATCCATGAGATATGCTAATACGAGTATCGCCCAAACAGAAAAAAAGGGAGAGCAATAAGCTCTCCCTTTTTTATTCTTTCATACGAGTAAATATTTTATTAGTTATATCTATAATTTCCTAACCATAAGTAGCAATGAGATCGGCTAATAATTCTTCTTGCTAAATATTTAATTCTACATTATAACTGAACATTGCGGCATGAGTTATTTCATGGCACAGCACTTTTCTCATGCGCGTTGATGACAAATTCTCGTTAATATAAATTGTTTTTGACTCATCATCGCATGAACCAATTGCTAATGAACCATTACTTCGAAATAGTTTAGGATGAATGGTGGAAGTTAATACCACTCTCCACCATTCACCGTTAATCTAAAACATTTTATTTTATTTTACTTGCTAATGCTGTAATCTTGCTTTGAAGCATCTGCTTCTCTTCAGGCGAAGCATCATCAATCATTTCCGCAATATCCAGAGATAATTCTTGCATATAATTTTCTAAATCTCTTAATTGAGTAGTTTTATCTTTATGCAATTCTTTAGATTCCATGTACATTTTACGGCTCATAGGGCTACGTCCCTCACGTCTATCACGTAATTCCATAGAATAAGGACGCTCAGTATAATATGTGGCGCCGTTCACTTTGTTGGTCTCATGCCCATCAGACCAGTCGCCGCCATAATACATACGTCCGTAGTTCTTGTCCATATCTCTTAGATAATCTCTACTATATGGACGATAGTATTCGGTATAATACTTTTTTTCTTCTTCGCTTTTTTCCATAGCCTCAGTAATTTTTGCGTAGTAGCAGGCCTCTTCCATGTCCTTGATCATGTCTACTACTTCACCGAGCTCTTTTGCGTCTACTTGATCAAGCTTACCCATTTGGCCACTAACCTGAGCTATTAAACAATCTTTAATACTTTTTAATCTTTCCATATTACGCCACCCTTTCCACGATCAAGCTAGCATTTTGAACATCTATTGCAACTGTAGATGTATTCTCAACGCTAATTTGTGTGCAGCAGCCAGAAGGAACATTTAAGAATAATGTGCGCGAAACATTGAAAAATTCCCCTACTGCCGCAGGAGTTACTATCATCTGGGTTGCGGATACGGGTTCGCCATTAATTGCAATTGCTAGCTGAATTGGACCGGCAGTCCCACCAGTAGGTAGTGCAATATTGGCACCGAAAGTTACGCGGAATCTAGCACGATTCTAATTAGTTATACCACGGAGGGTAACGAGACCGCTACCCTCTCTGTGTATAATGGAACAGCTACCAGCAACAGCAGTGTTAGTAAATACTACATTAGAACCGGCGTTAACCGCCTATAAAGCATTGGCTGTTATTTCCATATTTTTTCCTCCTTAAGCGTTGCAACCACAGCCAGAGCCATAGCCGCAGCCATATGTGGTCATAGTGCCTGTATAAGGATTACTTACAAGATAAGAAGGCTGAGCTGTGGGGCGTAACTGTGCCAGCAGATACGCGCTTTGCTCACCCTGAGAAATCTGAGTACGTAACGCCGCATTTTCCGCGTTAAGAGTATCAATCTTGTCCTGGACTAAGAAATCAAGAATAGAGCGCGTGTTGTTGTTCGCGTTTTCTATAACGTCTCTCGCAGCATCTTGAGTCGTCCGACGATTTTCACATGCTTGCGAAGCCAAGTTATAATTAAGATCGGCAAATGAAGAAGAAATAAGCTATTTAGTGTCGCAGCAGCATTGCGCCTATTGCGCTTGCATTGCAGCTAATTGATTATTTGTCTGATAATGTGCGCTAGTAATAGCGGACTCTATTGCATTAGTATTTTGCAAGTTTGTCAGACCCATGGAGCAAATATCAGACTGCAGGTTGCGAGCATTGGCATTGACGGTCTCATTAACACCGGCAAAACCGTTGCAAAGGGTAGATGAAATACCATTAATGCCCGACTTTAGATCACTCATATCAAAGCCGTAATTTAATTCTTCTCGAGTGGTTGAGCCTTGATACATGGGAATATAGGTAGCGGTAGCTCCGTTGTTGCCGTTACCTCCCCAGCCACCGCCCCAGCCGGCGAAGCAGAAAAGGAAGAGTATGATAATCCACCAGGCGCCATTCCCGCCCCACATATCATCGCAGTTTCTGTTGCCATTATTACCGCCTGTAGCAGCAGCAATATCAGAGAGACTATAACCGTTGTTACTATTGAACATTTAAAATGTCCCCTTTCAAAATATATATTTTTACAACCCCCACTAATTGCGGAAGTTAGTAAATTCTGTATCAAAATCCACGCCCCTAGAAGCGCATAGATTACGAGCAAATTGCTCTATACCTTGTGTGTTATCGGCCTAAGCCAATTCGTAAAGATTTTTACCAACAGGTGAAGATTGAACCGTTTGTTGTAAAAAATTTAACATCATTTTCTATGGACTTTGACCATTCTTAATAAGTGATAAAAACTACATAGGATTAATTTGTGGCATATTTTATACTCTCCTTTGTGTTAAAATTGCGGCGGGGTGCCTTGTGGCTGCTAAGCAATTGGCTGTTCTGCGGCATTAGACCGGACCGCCGCCAACTACTTTATAGCCTCTTCAAATTCTGCCCGCGTAATATAATCATTTACTGTTTCTTTGGGTACTGGCTTTAACTCATACATATTGAGAGAGGCCGTACCATCCATATTAATTTGTTTAGTATATATTCTTTTGTTGGCCAAATCGGGAAAATAGAATACCGAACCATCAAAATCTATAGACGTGGCTCGAACTTCCTCCAGAGACGATACCGGTCGTCCCTTTAAGCCAAAAGAAGGCTGTCTACTAGGTTGCGTTGGATAATAATTATACATATATATAAGTCCTTTCTATAAAGAATTATTCTTCCTTTCATTATTATATAAAAATTGGGGCTAATTCATTATCCAATTTTGCCAAAAAATTTTAGATGATTTTGCCAAAAATTTTTAACAAAAAAAATAAGGGATTCTATCTACATTAAGATAGAATCCCTTTTTATTATTTTTATTAAGCCGCTTTGTTCTGATTGACGCTGGCTTCAATTTTCTGAGTGATGTAAGTCTGCAAATCGCCCACCACTTCAGGCAAATACTTCTGAGCCTCGTCGCTCAGAGTAGCGATAACTGCCTGATAAGTCTTCTCAAAAGCGGCCTTTTGCGCATCCGCTGTAAAGGCATTTCCTTTCTTGAGAGCCTCAACATAAGTCTGATTCGTTGCAATAACACAATTAGCTATCGTATCATTTAACAAATCTAAATACTTCTTAGCTAATTCATTATCAGTCTTACTTTTTAATTCATCCTTTTTTGTACTAATATATATTATTAAACTACGAGTAATAATAGCAAGAAGAGGAATAATGCAAAGCTCAAAAATTTGTTGTAAAATATTTAACCAATCCATAAAATTATATATCTCCTTTATGTTTATTTTTAAACAGCTGTTAATTTCCAACTGTTGTTAGTATATGTATCCACAGATTTTTGATCGTGGCGGTAAGTAGTTAGCATTATGAATGCTTTGATAAAATCAAATGAGTATAATTTATTACTTTATTGTCCATCTACAATACATCAACGAGCTTCCATTTTTAACAAATGGAATTCCATATAAAAACTTAGACCCATTATAGATTCTCGCTGGAATTATTTGATGCGTAGAAACTATTTTTTTACTTTCCGAAGTTCCCACTCTAACTTGACAATTATTGGTATATGTACTTCCTCCCGTAGAATCCTGCACAAAACAATAAATAACTGATCCATCATAACCACTATTAGATAACTTTCCTGTAAATGTTCTTGATGTACTTACAACGGAACCGTTTTTATACCACTTATAGCTATATCCCGTCCCACCCGATGGTGTTGTAGAAAATGAGAAACTATCGCCGTCATATCCCGTTAAAAGACTAGGTATAGAAGTTGTCTTTATAGTGTTTACAGGATTGCTATATCTAGGTATAGATAAGTTTGAGCAACTTACTGTACCCATTGTGCCAGCGTTGCCATACGTATTAACAACTGAGAATGATGTTTGCAATGAAGTTTCCGATGAACTTAATCCGGTAACTGTTCCAGATGCCGAAGCAGTATGATTAGCTGTACCTGTCCAAGACTCGCTTGAACCTTTCATCGTAATTTGTATATCAGTTCCAGCAATAGTGAGTGTTCCTATAAGTGTATGCGCTAATCCTAAAAAGCTCTGTGAAGATTTTAAATGTGTTGTTACTGTAACATTAACAGAAATAGAGGAAGAGGTTCTTCCAAACGGCTCAACCTCTACTGTATATATACAATAAGGTGATCCTGCAGTTGATTGTTGCCCACTTAATATTGTTTGGTAAGACATTTAATCACCTCATTATTTCGTTCTCTTCCAAATATAAACTGATAGGTATGGAGGCATATTGTTGTGCGCTTCGTTATCGCCTGCTTGTTCTGTCATACATGCTGCTGCCCACCATGTGTTTGGGCTGCCTACCTCTGGGAAACCAAGTGCTGCTCCTTCATCAGGCCCGCCAGCATTTGGGGCATAAATTATATGGTTGTGCTTTGGCATCTCACCCTGCGTCAATTTGTGTGTAGCTTCACCGCCAGTAGAGCCAGCAGGATAACTACTATCCATACCGAATAGAAACTTTCCCTAAATTTGCTCCCAAGTACCACCAAACAGATTTTTAGGATTAGTGCTATTTACCGACATATAAATAGAGCCAACCGGATATACATTATCAAGAATATAATTACTTCCCAATGTTTGGAAAAAGAGTTGGTTACTTTGCAGGCTTGATGGTAAACTTGAACCAAAGTCAGTGCCAGACGTTAACTTAATACCCTTTGTGGTAATCGCGCCGGTCATTGTACCTCCGGTAGTTGGCAAATAACCATTTGCCCCAATATCAGATTTAAGCTCTGCGGGTGTGCGGTAGTATATCCAACCGGAATCATCTAGTATGGCAATTTTGCCTGGTGTGCGGCCGAGATCGGTTGCCTGCGTGGTTTGCAGCCATGTACCTGTGATATATTGCCCATTAAGGTTGCCGGTTAAAGTGCCTCCGGATGTAGATAGCTTCCCGTCGAGTGCAGATTTAATGACTTTGTTTTGAACGGGCTTCGTGCTTGATGCAGACAAAGAAGAGTCCACAGTTGTCTTATTTGCGCCCGTAGCAAT